ACGAGGCGAACGTGCCGCCTGGCGGTTCACGTTGGTTCGGAATGTTCTGGCGCGTCGAGGTATCGGGCCACCAGTCGCTCTTCATCACCAATGCTCAATCAGCCGTCGAGCATCCCATCACCGGCGTGATCGCCGAGAACGGAGACATCATCTATTCGAGGTACCGGCATGACTATCGAGTGTCACCAGATGGGACGGCTATGGTCGATGGTGGGCGCGATTATTTTCGGACGGGTCCCGTTGGAATCGGCACCGTTACCTTGATGATCCAGGACGGTGAACTCGTGGAGGTGGATCGTGCCTTACGGTAGTGGACATGACGAGGATAGGGTTCGAGCGCGCGCTCGCCTGCGACGACGCCTAGCATTTTTTAAGGTGTGGTACTGGATCAACTACCCGCTGGAAATCATTAACTTACAACGGGTTAAGGACGAGATCGACCGCCTGGAGAAAGCGCTACCTTAAACTGTTGTTGCATGGCGAGTATAAGTCGCTTATAGTTAAGGCATCAACGAAATAAAGGTGACTCACATGACTTCTCTAACAATTCGACTTGCCCTCTGGGAGGAATTTACAGGGCTCTATTTTTCCGAGCGCACGTTCAAGATCCTAGAGACGTATGGCTTCGGTTTAGGCATGGGCATGGGGTTCGATCCTAGCTGGAACGGCCGCAAGTTGACGCTCGAATTCTGCAATCTCGACACCTGCAACCACGTTGTGGAAGCCCCTAGCGGTGAAGAACCTTACCGATGCCAATTCCGACTCTTACCTAAAACGGCGCGGTGCACTGTCTTCGAGGTGGAAGCAACGCTGATAGACGAACGGCTCGAGTATGTATTGCCCGCCGATCATCTCCTACCGTGGCCCTACCTTCGCGAGTGCAAGGCTTTCGACAAACTCGCGGTCGCACGTCGCGAGATAAAGACCCGCATCGCGTCGGCTGGGCGGCATAGTGCAACGTTCCGTCTGTCCGACATTCCGCGCGAATTCCAAGAGATCATAACGGCTCAGGAACGCATGGAAATTTATAGGTCGGCACAATGATCAAAACCAACCCGCTCATGTTGTGGGCGTACTAAAGGAGAAGACCATGCCTCGAGTAACTCACGTCAAGAAAGCCAGGAAGCCGATCCCATCAATTGGGGTCGAGGTAGGAGATTCCTACTACTGGTGGCAGTTTGCTTTCTCGCCGCGTTCCGTGTCGAAGACGCCTCCGAAGCCGTGGCAGTTGACGCGGTCGCCGTTCATGCAGGAATTGCTCCAGCTCCAGGATGAGTTGGGATCGCTCGATCTCGATGGGGCCGAGGACTTTGCTCAGCGTGTCCGTGCCCTCGGTGAGGAACAGCAGGAGAAGCTCCAGAACATGCCCGACTCGTTGCAGTATGCACCATCCGGTGAACTGCTCCAGGAACGCGAGGAGGCCATGACCGCATGGGCGGACGAGATTGACGAAATCTGGGGCCGTGCTGAGGACGATCTGTCCGAGGACGACCTCGAGGAATTGGTCGAGGAGCTGCGCTCGTGTGAGGCTTCGCTATGAAGTATTACCTTAAACAGGATCTGGTCATTCCTGCCGGGACTGAGATTACTGTTCCTCCCACGGCATCAAGTCGTTGGGGCAAGGATCATGAGGCAGTGGTTCATCTTCATAAGGACCTTGCTGGCTATCTTTCAATGGACATTCGTGAGGCGACCTTCTTGGGTATCGTCCGCGCAGAAAAGGAGAGTTGATCATGGCTTGGTATTGGATTGTTGCGATTGCGTGGGCGGTGGGCACCGTCGCCTTTGTTGCTGGTGCGTATTGGGCGGGCAGTCGTCGTCCGCGCCAGGAATGGCAGCATTCGTTCCTGACTGGGATGATGGCGATCTTCCATGAAGGTGAGATTGCCCGGGCGCGTTGTTTCCTGATGAAGGAGAACCCATACGTTCACGGGACGCCGGAATGGCGGTCGTGGAATTTCGGATGGGCGTGGGTTGACAGTCGGACAAAGGACGACTCGCCTTATCCGCCGATCAAAGCTTAGGTCAATCTCTCGCTATAACGTGTGATCATGATCAACGAGTTGAGCAATTGTTCACTTCGTGGTCATGCGGTCAATGCGGTGCAGTATTAGCAAATCGTTGTTTTCTTTGTGACTTTGCTGGATTCATATCACCGCAAACTAAACCGCATCACGATCACACGTTATAGAGAGCAGGATAGTAAGGTATTGAGAACTGGGATTTCCCGAAGAACGGACGCCAATTGACAATCCGCCGCCTCTCCTGATATAACTCACTTAGGTAAATTATTCAGGTAGAGAGATCCAATGCCCGTCGCGAACAAGAAACCAAAGCCCGAAAAGCAGAAGAACGGTCAGCCAAAAAAGGCCTCAGGACCGCACACTGATGCCGAGGCTCCGATTTCCCGCGATGAAAAGCCCCTTGCCAAGGACGGCAGTCGGCGTGGGCGGATCCCAGGTTCGAAGAACAAGGCAGCGCAGCTTCTCGAAGACGCCCAGAAGCTGATTGAGGAGAAACTAGGTGTCGTCAACTTCCATCCCGTGACCTATATGCTCCTGGTCGCGGCTGACGAGGAGAAGGACGACAACCTGCGCATGACTGCCGCTGGTAAGGCGGCTCCTTACGTTGCGCAGCAGCTCAAGGCCGTCGAACTCACGGGCGACGACGGCGGACCCGTTCAGGTCGAACTCACCGACGCGAAGGCACGTCTGGCACAGATGGCGGGCCTCGACGTTGATTCCGAGAAGTGACCGGCTTCGGCCTTGGGTTGGGTATCGGCATAGGCCCCTTACTTAGAGCCCTTAAACCTGATCCCGCTGAGGTCCTATTCCTGTACCAAGGCAAGCCTATCACCCGGGAGTTGTTTAAGATCCTGGTTCGATATAGAATCGCCCGTATAGCCGGAATAGTCCCGGCTTGCATTTTGCCACAAGTCGTCTGCATAAGGTAGGAGAACCATCATGACCTTTCGCCAAATCATTCAGGGCTTTATCCGCACTTTCATCCTCACTTCCATCTCGAACGCGCTGGTCACCGACATTGCGACCAACGGCCTCACGCCGGCGGACGAGGTGATCATTGATGCCTTCCTCGATCAGACAGCACCGTAAGGACGACTCATGGATCTCGGACGCATCGTAGGACCGAACAATGAGGATGGGCACCGACCCGTCCTCGTTGACGGTGAGCTCTTGGGCGCTCATGGGGCCCTTGTGGTTATCGGCGTTGAGCATTACCGCATCCATCAGCACCAGGTGTTCACGGTATCGGCAATCTCGGAAGGCGTTGTAGACGACGCTTCAGTAGAGGTCCTCATCCGTGTTCCTTCGGGGTACGACTGCCATATAGACATCACAGGTACGGCGTCCCATGATGCCTTCGGGTACATCTTCGACACGCCCACAGTGACAGCGGACGGCACCCCACTAACACCTCACAACCATTCCCGAAACGTTCCCGAGGGAACTCCCGCCTCGGCAGTCAGCATCTTCAACGCGCCCACAATCTCAGACGCCGGTACTGAGATTTTCGCGACGTACCTACCCGGTGGGCAGAAGAACCAAGCCACGGGCGGCTCGGCGACTGGTGCGGGAGAGTGGAACCTTCATGCAGGCGACTACCTCCTTCGGTTTACGAATAAAGGTGGGCAAGCCGCGATCATGAGCATGACCCTTTGGTGGTACGAAGGCCTCGAAGAGAATCCGCTGGATCAAGGTGGCGGCTGAAGTGACTGAACGCATCACCATGGACGTCCTCAGGTCCTTAGCCAAGGCCGACGCGAAGGAATGGCTTGACTCACTCACCCAGGACGAAGTAGAAGCCTTGTTCAAGGACTGGTCGTTCATGGCACGCGGTGAGCAGTTAGCCCCTGCAGGAGACTGGGCGAATTGGATTTACTTGGCAGGCCGTGGCGCGGGCAAGACGCGCACAGGAGCGGAGTGGGTACGGTCACAGGTCAAGCAAGGGTTCATGCGCGGAGGCCTCATTGCTCCGACGGCAGGCGACGTTCGAGACGTCATGGTGGAGGGCGAGTCGGGCATCTTGGCTATATCGTTCGCCAATGACCTCGACGACAAGGGCCGAGTCATGGGCAAGCCCCTCTACGAGCCGTCGAAGAGGCGCCTTACCTGGATGAACGGTGCACAGTGCGCCCTATACTCAGCAGACGAGCCGGAACGTCTTCGTGGTCCCCAGCACGAGTACCTTTGGGCGGATGAGCTATGCGCTTGGCGTCGTCCTGAGACATGGGACCTTGCCATGTTCGGTTTGCGCCTGGGCAAGAATCCTCAATCGTTCATCTCGACGACACCGAAACCCAAGAAGATCATCATCGACCTTATGAAGGATCCGTCCACCGTGACGACGCGCGGGACGACCTACGACAACCGAGCCAACCTCGCAGGCAAGTTCTTCGATCAGGTGGTGAAGAAGTACGAAGGCACTCGCCTCGGTAAGCAGGAACTGATGGGCATCTTGCTCGAGGAAGCGGAAGGCGCCTTGTGGTCGAGGCCCAATCTCGACGAAACCCGTTTAAACAAGCTCCCAGGAGGTGGCTTCTACTTCAAGCGCATTGCGGTCGCCGTAGACCCCGCGATCACAGCCAAGAGCACCTCGGATGAGACAGGCATCACCGTTGCAGGCCTCGGCTCAGACGACCATGGCTACGTCCTCGCGGATTACTCGGGACGATACAGTCCCGCGGATTGGGCGAAGAAGGTAGACATGGCCTGGAAGATGTGGCAGGCGGACGTCGTCATTGCGGAAGGCAATCAGGGCGGGGAGATGGTCAAGCATACGATCCAGACCCAGAATAAGAACATCAACGTCCAGATCGTCCACGCCTCACGAGGCAAAGCAGCACGGGCCGAGCCGGTCGCGGCCTTGTTCGAACAAAAGCGTTGCCACCTCGTTGGGAACTTTAACGAGATGGAGGACCAGCTCTGCGTCTGGGAGCCTTTGTCAGGTGACGAGTCGCCCGACCGCCTCGATTCCGTGGTATGGGGCCTGACCGCGTTGATGATCGGCAAGGGTGAAGTCGGTCAAGGTGTGATCAAAGGAGCCTACTGAGACCTAGGAACGAAATCGACATCCACGACACCAGTCGCTATAGTGGTCGTGAGGTGACCGGCGCAAGCGCAGGACTTCATAGGGCCTCCGATCAAGGAGGTAACCATGAGGACCAGAGCGGAGCGTCGGTCACCTGACCCGCAACGAATTAACCCGGAGCCCGATATGCCCAAACACTTCGACATGATCACAGCCGGTGGATACTTTCCAGCATCCGGCAAGAACACGATCCGCAAGGTAGCGGGCAAGTATGCCGGCATGAAGCCGGGCGACACCGTGACCATGACCTACTGCGACCGCGTCGAGAACGGTATTGCAGTCGATCAATTCGCGATTGAGGAACTGACCGTCGCAGCAGTCGCCCATGCCTCATTCAATCGCATCATTGCCCTGCACGTCGAAGAGAACCACGCGGTCGGGTGTGGGCACAGCGAGTCATCCATCCTCGACCTCCTGACTGATATCTACGACGTTCAGGACGGCGACGAGGAACAGTTTCTGGCGATCTATTTCGCCTGACCCAGGTTCGGGTTCCCTAGCTTTGAGGCGACTCATACTCGCCTCTCGGTTGTCCCACGCCTTGAGCAAGCAGGGACGGCAACGCTCAGGCGCTTAGGGGCCCGGCACGCTTTCAACAGCCGAGGAGTAGCTCAGCAGGTAGAGCACTTGGTCGATAACCGAGCGGTCGCGGGTTCGAGTCCCGCCTCCTCAACCACGAAGGAAACGAAAGATGGACGCCGACCAAAATGAAGAAATAAGCGCCAAGATCGGGCTCAAGTTCGACGCCCTTAACTCTGAGCTGAAGCACACCGAGCAACGTCGAGTCATTGCCCAAGGCAAATCCGACACCTACAAGCTGGAGCTCCAGTCCTTGCGCAAGGCGCGTGAGAAGGGCCGACGCGCGAACCGCAAGCTGCGGGATCAGATCACCGAACTCGAGGCGAAGCTGTACCGCCTCACGAACCGCTGACATGAGAGAATGGATCGGAGTAGACCTCGACGGCACCCTTGCCCAATACGACGGATGGAAGGGCCCTGAGCATATCGGCCCGCCCATACCCAAGATGGTCGAACGTGTCAAGCGCTGGCTTGCTGCTGACGAGTACGCGGTAAAGATCTTCACCGCCCGGGTATCGTGTCGGGATGACGAAGAGCTCTTCCGGGTTCACTGCGCCATTCAACGATGGCTCTTCGAGCACATAGGGCAGGAGTTGGAGGTGACGTGCACCAAGGACTATGCCATGGCTGAGTTGTGGGACGACCGGGTTGTCCAGGTGACCCCGAACACGGGCGAGCCTGTGGGCACGAGCAGGCGCGGCCTGTCTTGACACTTTCTTAATACCTTGGGCCCATGATGATGGCTCCGAAACCAACGAAAGCTGCTTACCATGTCCGTTAACTTCTTCGCCGACAAAATCCTGATCCTCGACGCCGACGCGATAATCCATGGGCACGAAGGAAAAGTCTACAACAACGTTGACTACCCGAAAGACACTGTGCTATGCACCGACGCCGATGGGAATGTCTACCGCTACGACATGCCGAAGGATGCCTCCCGCGACGTTTACACCTGGCCCAAACGTGAGGACAAAGGTATTCCATTGTTCCGCAACTACTGGACGTATATCTACACGGGCCCACGTTCTACCCTTGGGCCTTACTTCCTCGCCATCGAAGACGCTCCCAAGACGACCATCATCCCGCCGATAGGGACCAACGAACTATGAGGATCCTGCGATCAATCAAAAGAGGCATGGGTTACGTCCCGGGGTATGGAGAACATCCCGGGACGCCTATCTTGATCATGTTCGGATTTCTCGGTGGCATAGCAGGTGCAATGTCGCACGGATTCTGGGGCATGCTATCAGGTGCGGCTTTGTTCCTCGGCGTCATGGGCATTCCATACCTTATAGGCGCCTATGAGCGAGGCAACGGGACAGAGTAGCATAACCTCGACTTCACTGTTGCGGAATGGGCGTCAATCAGTTATGATTGGCGCTCAATTCGTTTAAACGTAGGCCCGAGGATCATGAGCGGACAGATCAACATTACCGACTGGCATTCTGACTACGCCCATCGAACGGCACAGTGGGCGAAGATCCGAGACGTCATTGACGGCGAGGACAAGGTCAAGGACCAGGGCGCAACGTACCTGCCCAAGCCCTCAGGCATGGCGGACGCCAATCAGTATTCCGCATACAAGACCCGCACCTCCTTCTTCCCAGTTGCAGAACGAACCATGCGCGGCCTGTCCGGCATGGTCTTTCGTCATGAGCCAGTCCTTGAGATTCCCAATCGAATGGAACCGATGCGCGAGAGCCTGTCAACCGATGGGTACTCGTTCGAGGTTCTTGCGGAAGAGGTCGTGCGCGAGGTGTTGACCATCGGACGCTATGGCATCCTGGTCGACTTCCCAGTTCACAATACCTCCAGCACGGCAATGCCGCATTTTGCCACCTACTTCGCGGAAGACATCATCAATTGGGAGCAGGCTTTCGTCGAAGGCAAGAAGGTCTTGACCCGGATCGTCCTGCGTGACGACATAGACAACACGTTCGGCGACGACACTGTCCAGTACCTCGAGTTGATCCTCAACGAGGATCTCCAGTACGAGGTTCGCAAGTGGCAAGTGCAAGTTTCCGAAGGCGGCGCGGTCGGAGAGATCGGAACGACCAAAACCTTTATCATGACCGCGCAGTTCGTGCCCACCGTCAACGGAGCCCCGCTCAGTCGGATCCCATTCGTCTTCATCAATACCTTTGACATGCGCCCAGACATCGAGAAGCCGCCTTTTCTTGATCTCGTCAACGTCAACCTGGGTCACTATCGCAATTCCGCTGACTACGAGCATGCGCTGTACCTCACGGCACAGCCGACGCCGTGGATCGCCGGACAGCTTGACGCCGGGAACAAACCCAACACGATTGGGTCCGGCACGATCTGGTATCTGCCGCAGGACACGCAAGTCGGCATGCTTGAATTCCAAGGAGCCGGTGTAGGCGCTCAGCGCCAAGCCATGATCGACAAAGAAGATCGGATGGCCTCACTCGGTGCCCGTATGATCAAGGATCAGGCCCGGGGCAACGAGACGGCCGAGACAGCACGCCTGCACGGGCGCGGAGAGACGTCGCTCTTGACCAACGCCGTGAATATGGCACAGGCAGGCATGGAGAAAGCCTTCCGCATCGCATCCGAATGGGTTTCTACCAACCCTGACGACGTGACGGTCAAGCTAAATAAGGACTTCATCGAGACACGCATGAGTTCCGAGGAGCTGGGCGCAATCGTGAAAGCATGGCAGGGCGGCGCAATCAGCCGGACGACGATGCACGAGAATCTCCAGACAGGCGAGATCATGCCGCCTGACCGCACGGTCGAAGAAGAAGAGGACATGATCGAAGAAGAAGGTGGCGGTCTGCTCAATGAGTTGATCCCACCCGCGCCCGCTGCGGCACCTGCGCCTGGAGCGGAACCTGGAGCAGGAACTGAGGAGACATAAGATGACTCGTGACGACGTAGTAGCCGGATTCGACGCGCTCCTGGAAACAGAGCGCGCTGATGCGTTTAAACAAGGCCGAAGCAAAGGCAGTCAGGATGCTGCTCAGCATGTTCAAAGCGAACTCGCCAAGAAGAAGTTTGAGCTGATCGACCAAGGCAAAGCACAAGGCCTCAACGAGGCGCAGCCCCTTATCGACGCCGCTCGAGAGGCGGGACGTGTCCAAGGCGTCGAGGACGGTCGTCAAAGTGCAGAGATGACCGCAGACAAGGTAGCGATGCGGCAGGCTTATAACGAAGGCAAGCAAGCTGGGTACCAAGACGGCTTCAAGATCGGCCGTGGTGAAGGTTACCGTGCTGGCTGGAACGACGCGGTCAACTCGCCGCCCAGTTCTCACAAACCCAAGTAGGACCCTAATGGCTAAGAAATCAGAAGCAAGCGTAGCGGGTCCCAATCCGAAGAATCGGCATCGCCGCACGTCGGTTGGGAACTCACCGAACACCCGCCCGACGAACAAGAGCAAGCGGCGCACGTTTAAACGCAGTCGTGGTCAAGGGTAATATACGGTAATCCGCATAAACTCGAGTTATGCGGTAACTCGTATAAGCGACTTGATTGTTGAAGGTTCGCTCCTTCATTTGGCATTGAACCTCTGAACGCTCCAATCCATAATCGCTAGTTCATCACAGGCGCCCGCCGCGGCGCCTTTTTCAATGCCAAAGAAACGGAGCTACCAATGTCCTACGGTCCCATCAATCCTGTCGCCATGTTCGAGCACGATGCCAAATACTGCCACGATGGGGAGATGTTCCTGGATCAATGCAATCGAGTGTCTGGAGCCTTAGCGGATAGCGAGGAGCATCGGCGAGACATACGAATGAGTATGCTGCACCAGTGCTTCTTGTTCGCAGGACGCATCCAACGGGCAGTCGGGTCGCCTTTACGAGTGACACCTTATAACTGCTTTGTATCCGGCCGCGTCGAGGACGATTCCGAGATCATCTTTGACCGTGTCAAGCAAGCATTTATGACGATGCGCACAGGCGGCGGCATTGGCTACGATTTCTCGGAGCTCCGACCGCTCGGCGCAAACATCAAGTCAGTAAACAGCGGCTCCTCGGGAGCCGTTTCCTTTATGAAGCCATTTGACGCAACCTGCGCCGTCTCACGATCAGCAGGCGGGCGACGTGGTGCAATGATGGCGGTCCTCCGTGCTGATCACCCGGACATCGAGGACTATATCAAGATCAAGCAAAACCTCACCGAACTCACCAACTTCAACACCTCAATTGGCATACCGGACTCGTTCATGGAAGCCGTAATGCAATCCGAGATGTATGATCTCGTCCACGAAGGCACCGTCTACAAGCAAGTCGATGCGCCGGCCTTGTTCAATTCGATGATGCGGGCAACGTGGGACTGGGCAGAGCCTGGCGTGCTGTTCCTAGACACCATCAACCGCATGAACAATCTCTACTACTGCGAGACAATCGCCGCAACGAACCCTTGCGCGGAACAGCCCCTACCTCCTTTCGGTGCGTGCCTGCTCGGGTCTGTGAACTGGACCCCATACGTTCGCGAGAATGGACGCCGGTTCATTGACTTTGAAGCGATGAAGGCCGACATTCCAGGTGCCGTCCGTGCACTCGACAACGTTATTGACCAGGCGATCTATCCTCTACCCGAACAGGAGGCCGAGGCGAAGAATAAGCGTCGGATGGGCATCGGAGTAACGGGCGTAGCGAACGCAGTCGAGGCTCTTGGGTATGAGTACGGGTCAGACGCCTTCATCGGGACGCTACGCGAAGGGCTGACGATTCTACGGGACGAAACGTACCGAGCGAGCATCCGTCTTGCAGAGGAAAAAGGTTCCTTCCCACTTTTCGACCGCGAACAGTACCTGGATGGGTATTTCGTCGCAACACTGCCCGAAGATATCCGGGACGGCATCGCGAAGCACGGCATCCGCAACTCACACCTTACTTCCATCGCACCGACGGGCACAATTTCCTTGACAGCGGACAACATCTCATCCGGCATCGAGCCGGTTTTCTCGCTGCGGCAGAAGCGCGAGATCATCAACCCGGACGCTATCACGAGCCGAATGGTCGACCTCATTGACTACGGTCTTGCCAAATGGGGCACCGAGGCACGATGCGCCGACGACCTGACGCCTGAGGAGCATGTAGACGTGCTGTGCCATGCTCAGGAGTTCGTCGATTCCGCGATCTCGAAGACGTGCAACGTTGGTGAAGACGTGACGTTCGACCGCTTCAAGGATCTCTACATGCGCGCCTACAAAGGCGGGGCTAAGGGCTGCACGACGTTCCGGGCGGCGGGCAAGCGGTTCGGCGTGATCACGAAAGTAGAAGAAGGTTCCAATTCGTTTGGTGAGTCGACAATCGGCGGTGAAGCATGCTACATTGATCCGGCTACTGGAAGCAAAACATGCGAATAGGAGGCCGTTATGAGGTACCTCGCAGCATTACTGATCAGCATTTTCTTTTCGACCGCGGCAATCGCGACACAGCCCCAACCCGGGCAGATGGCCCTTCTAGGTGCATGGTGCGCGACGGCGGACGAGGTACGCGAGGCAATCGCGACGGGCGACGACGGCAACGCTTACTTACAACTCCTTAAGGATCCAAGCAACGGCTGCTTCGACGTTCAAGTGGCGACCCGAATGGGTATTGCCTCCATGCCCATCTACGCTCAAATACTAGAGGTCGTGGGAACTGTCGAGCAAGGTAAGTACATCGTCACCATCTTGAAGGTGGGCACGGACGAGGGATTGCGCTACACTTGGCACGTTGAAGAAGCGCAGAATGCCTGAACCGTTAAATGAGATCCTGAACAACTTTCAGGTCGCTCAACAGATTCGATGGGTTCGAGTCGCGAACAAGAACGCGGCTGAGATCACCAAGCGAATGGAGCGCCTCGACGAGGAACTGAGGGCGTTTCTCAGCAGGCAGGACCTGACCGAGTTCACGCGGGCCCGATCCATCGGCATCAAGCGCCAAGTAAAGGATATCTTCGACTCCTTCTACAAGGCGGAAATCACCCCGCTCCTCGACGGCCTAGCCAAAGACATGGCGGCTGACTCATTGAATATCGAACGCGAGGCACTGTCCCGCGGCCTCGATAAGTCGGGCATGTTCCAGAACACTTTCGGGCGCGTCAAGAACGCGACGAAGATTCCGGGCGCTCTTGCACGTTCAGACAGGATCAAATTGACCGAGGCACTAGCTGACGATCTCGTTGCTGCTGTGAAGGAATTCCAGTCGGGCCTATTCCGATCAGAGGTGGGCGGGTTCACGTCGATCCAGAATTTCCTCCGCACGGGATCAACGAGAACCTTGGGTAACGTGCACTCGGAGGCCAAGCTCCAAGATTTCATCAAGCGCATTGACAAAGCATTCCAATCCTCTCGCCTGCAGGCTGACTCGCTCGTCTTTCGAGGCATCAACGGTGTTGACGTGTTCGGGGCCGATCTCAAGGACCTAAAGGTTGGCTTTGAATGGACGGAGAAGGGCTTTGTCTCAACGTCGTCCCAAGAAAGCGTTGTCAAGCGGAAGTTCCTGAACGCGCTCAACCGCGGTGATAAGCCGGTCATGATGAAGATCAAGGTGCCGAAGGGTGCACCAGTCATGAACATGGACGCGGTCGCGGGTGCGATCAAAGAGAGCGAGGTTATGATCGCTCGAGGTATGCGCTACCGGATCGTTTCCGTCCGCGGCAACGTCGTCGAGGTAGAGCTTGTTCCAGCAGTAGACAAGCCGCCGGCAGTACCCTCACAAGGACGCGCTGGCGGCATACGAGTCAACCTTGACGTGATCACACCCAACCCAGGTGTTGTTGCCACCTCAGCATCCTCTATGCCGTTCAACGGATTCCCACTCAACGAATGGATCCAGGGAATGAACGCTGCCGACTTCAATCGAACGTGGTCGACGGTACAGGACGGTATGATCCAAGGCCGAACGAACCAGGAGATCCTTGCCGACGTGCTCGGGACCCCAGGCGCACGGTTCAAGGATGGGGCTCGCAACATGACGCGCAACGGAGCGAAGACGCTCGTGCGCACGCTGACCAACCATGCCGCATCCCAAGGCCGTCAGGCCGTATGGGAGGAGAACGAAGACATCGTCCGGGCGGTGCAGTGGGTCGCAACACTCGACACGCGCACGAGCCCTGTCTGTCGCGAACGAGATGGACGAGTCGGGCCCGTCACGCGAGGAGACGAGGACTTCACATTGAAGGCCGGCGAGAAGCTGCTCAATCCACCGATGGCTCGACCGCCTGCGCATCCTAACTGCCGGTCGACCACTGTCGCCGTCACGAAGACATTCCGGGAGATGGGTTTCGACGTTGACGACTTCACAGCCGAGACGCGAGCGTCGATGGATGGCAAGGTGTCGTCTGATCTGACTTACCACGAGTGGTTGAAGAAACAGTCGAACGCAACGCAGTTGGACGCCCTTGGTCGGAAACGCTTCGACCTATGGAAAGAAGGAGGCGTTGCTCCAGAGCGGTTCATCAACGACGAAGGCAGACAGTTTACTCTTGACGAACTGAAACGAAAGATGCCAGATGCTTTTAGCGACGCCGGGCTCTGATGGGTTTAGGTGTGGCCGAGCGCAATGCAGTGAGCGGCCAGATTGTGGATCTGGTGTTATCGGGTGCAGATCCCGACGGTCACCCCTAAGCCCATTGGAGGAATAAATGAGTTTCACGCTAGGACGGCACTCGAAGAACGAACTAGTCGGCGTTCACCCAGACCTCGTCGTGGTTGTCAATAGAGCAATCGAGGTAACCTTGGTCGACTTCACCGTCTACGACGGCCTGCGAACAGAGGCCGAGCAGCGCGAGTACGTGCGCACAGGCGCGAGCAGAACGCTTCATTCTCGACACCTCAAGCAGAAAGACGGCTTCGGACACGCGGTCGACCTTGTGCCGTGGGTCAATGGCAAGCTGCGCTGGGAGATGCCCCTCTGCATCGCAATCGCTCGTGCGATGGCAAAGGCGTCCGACGAGAAAGGTGTTACTCTGATCTGGGGAGGCGGCTGGTCACGTCTCGGTGACGACGATCCTTCTCATATGGTCGAGGCATACGCCGAGCGGAAGCGCCAGATTGGCGAGCCCGCGTTCTACGATGGTCCACATTTTCAACTCGCATGAGGGAAAACTGCGCTCGACACAACCGAGGAAACTGGCTACCTTGATTGCATCACAAGGAGGACGTTTATGCCGGAGTCGCAGCAGAAGAAAAGACAGAAGAAGCGCATCGTTGAAAGCACCCGGGAGAAGATCGAACCGCTAAACAAACACCAAGCCATCTACCTCGACATGCTCAAAGAGGCAGAGTGTGTTGCCGCCATCGGGCCCGCTGGAACGGGGAAGACATTTCTCGCCTGCTCACACGCCGCCCACCTTCTTGCGACACGCAAGACAGAAAAAATCCTCCTCACCCGTCCGACGATTGGCGTAGCCAATAGGACCCTCGGCTTCCTGCCCGGGCGCATCGAGCAAAAGATGGAGCCATGGGCCCGTCCACTCGTCGATGCGTTTAAACGCATCCTAGGCGGGAACCAAGTCACGAACCTCCTTGCCAATAAGACAATCGAAGTCGGGGCCCTCGAGCATATGCGCGGGTTGACTTTCGACGATGCGGTGATGATCATTGACGAGGGCCAGAACACTTCCGTCCTCGAGATGAAGGCTTTTCTCACTCGAATTGGAGCCAGATCCCGGGTCGTGGTATGCGGCGACGTAAGTCAGTCCGATCTTGGCGGCGAGAATGGGCTCTCCGCGGTCGTGGCTTCGATTAAGAAGGGATTGGTACCAAGCGCCCAGTTAATGGAGTTCGATCACGACGACGTAGTTCGCTCGGAGCTGTGCGCACAGTGGGCGCGAGCATTTGACGTACTCGCGCTACCGTCGATTGTTCAACCGGGAGTTCGTGGGACGCCGAGACGCAGTCAGGCGATGCCGTAGTCCTTCGCAAGCTTGGCCTCGAGCCATGAGAGATCTATTTCCGCCTGGGCGCACCAGAAACGTCTCGACCGCATCCACTCACCGTTGGTCGCGGTAAGGAACTGCAGGGCCTCTCGCTTTATCATCTCGCGTTCTGAACCGCCACCCGCTAACTGCGCATCGAGTATAGCACGCTCGATGACCGCAAGGGCTAAGGTTCGGTCGACACTCACCGTCCGAGCGATGCAACGCGGTCAAAGCTCTCGTTGACCTGATGAAGGTCAGCAGACACCTGGCCGATGGTCGCCTGGATCGAAGGCAGGTAGTAGCTCGCGAAGAAGGCTACCATGACAACTGCAATTCCGTACTTCATTGTTCTTCTCCTTAGGATTTGACGACGCGCAAGGAACCAGCGTCGCCCATGGTGCAATCGGAGCCCTTGGCGAGTGAGGCACGAGCGACGTCCAAGTCCCAATCTTCCCAGGACAGGATAGTCGCGCCACGCTCGACGGCCGCTTTCTTCGTGGGGAAACGTTCGACGAAAGCGTCCGCGTCGTCAGGGGCTCCGATTAAATTCCACATTGTCGTCTCCGTTGCTTCGTTTCGATGATGCTATACTAGCACCCAGATATTAAGATACCGTTAATATCAGAAAGGAATATCGTCCTCGAATATACCGGGGTTGGTGACTTCGAGGTCGGGATAGTTGTCAGCGGTGAACTCGGCTTCTTCACACCAATCGTCTTCCGGATGACGTCCAGGCTCTCCCGTATAAAAAGGATTCTTGTGCCAGACGTCTCGGTCAGTCAAAACCCACTCAACCTCGACGTTGCGCTCTCCTAGATCACGGGCCTCGGCGCGATCCCAGTCGGCGTCGGTGGCTACGACGAAATCCGCTTCTTCCTGTTCTTGAATGTTCATTTCTAATTCCTTGTTCCGTTGATCTGATGCTTATAAGTCAGTTATACCGTCCATGTCAATACCTAATTTGATCAGGGAAAAATGCACGAGATATAAGTCACTTATACTCAGCATGCTTGATGCCTAACCGACTTATGATCATACTAGCCCTCGAACGTTTAAACGAGGTGGCCTCGTCTGCGTTCTAGGCAGAGCCGAAACCAAGGAGCGATAATATGCCATTGATGAAAGTGAAAGACGCCGAGGGCAATGACATTGAAGTGGATGTTCCACTCGATGCCTCAGTCCCCGAAATCAAATCACTGGTCGACGAAGCAGTAGCGGCAGCGACCAAAGGGCTTTCTTCGAACCGGGACGAAATCCTGACGGAGAAAAAAGGCCTTCAAGCGAAGTTGGACGAGCTGGGCAAGCAGTGGGAGGGATTGGATCCCGCCGTGGTCAAAAATCTCGTTGATCGAATGAACAACGACGAAGAGACCAAGCTGATTGCCGAAGGGAAGATCGACGAAGTGGTCGAAAAGCGGGTAGCCGCGATGAAGACCGATCTCGAATCTCGCCTGGAAGCAGCGACCGAGAAGCTGGCGACGCTGGAAGGTACGAATGGGACGTTGTCCGACAAGGTGAAGAATCTCGTGATTGACGGGATGGTGCGCCAGGCCGGCAGCGAGTTGAAACTTCTACCCACGGCGATTGAGGACGCGATTGTCCGAGCCAAGGGTCGGTTCCAACTCGACGAGAACGACAACCCAGTGGCTCGTGACGAACATGGCACGTTGCTAATTGGTAAGGACGGCAAGAACCCGTTGAAGCCAGTCGAATGGCTCGAGGGCATGAAGGAGCAGGCACCGCATTGGTTCCCCACTCCGTCAGGTGCTGGAGCTGGTGGCGGATCGGGGTCGGGCAACGGCAACCCGTTTACTTTGTCACGCTCGGAGGCTCGGGATCCCCAGGCTTACCGGACGGCGAAGGACGCGGCTGCCAAAGCAGGTCAACCGCTGCAGATCGTCGATGACGCTGCCGCGGGAGGCTGAGGCACTCTCGAAACGTCGCCAAGGTTGCGCTCGTCGTATACTAAGGTGGCAAAAGAACCGCGCGACGAGCGCATAAACCTTGAGGAAGGACCAAGACCATGGCTAACGTACTCGGCAACTACAATCCGACTTTCTTCGCCAACGAGGCGCTCATCCAGCTTTTCAAAGCACTTGGAATGGCTGGCCGAGTTCACCGAGGCGCCGAAGAAGAGCGGAATTCCGCAGGCCGCGAATTGGGCGACACGATCAACATTCGCCGGCCGTCTCACTTCACCGCGCAGACCCACGTTCCGGGTACCGGCACGACCGATCAGGACGTAGTCGGGCAGAACGTTCAGATCTCGCTCAACAACCACCAGGAAGTCAAGTTCGCCTTGACTGACCGTGAACTCGCCTACTCCTCGGAACGCATCATCGACGAGCACATCTCGCCTGCAGCGTATGCCCTGGCCGACAAGATCGACCAGGACCTTCATGCACTGGGCGCGACGGTGGGCCCGAAGAGCACGCTGACCGGTTCGGTGGGCGCAAACTTCATCACCAACCCTCGCGCGGTACTTCGTCAGAACGAAGCGCCGATGGACAACAACGTCCATTACCTGGTCGATACCGGCATGGAAAATTCCTTCCTTCAGCTCGGCATCTTCCACGAGGCGCAGATTACCGGCCAAGGCGGCAATACCGATGCCTTGCAGAACGGTAGCCTGGGACGCCGGTTCGGCGTTGAGGTCTTCACCACGCAGAATGCGGATGTGTCCGTCGCGGCCCTGTCCTCGACGATCACGGCGTCTGCTGCGACCGGTGACAACCTCATGGCAGTGGTCGGTGACACGGCAGCCAATGTCTCGAGCCTCTCGCTCGATGGCGGCTCGCTGGTCGAGACCGCGCAGATCGGTGATACGTTCACGATTGCCGGCGATACCACGACCTACATTCTGACCGCCAATATGACGTTGGTGGCCGGTGCAGGCACCGCGACGTTCTACCCCGCCCTGCGGACGAACGTCTTGGACAACGCGGTCGTGACCTTCGACCTCCTGTCCGCGACTCAGGAAGCCACTCACTTGCGGAACCTGATGTTCCACCGCAACGCCTTCGCTCTCGCGTTTGCTCCGCTGCCCATGACGGGTGACGGCGCCGGTGCGCAGATCGACACTGTGACCGATCCGATTACCGGCCTCAGTGTTCGTGCCCGTATGTTCTACGACGGGGACACGGCGACCAACAAGATCGCGCTCGATGCGCTGTATGGCACCCAGGTCCTTGACGGTCAGTTGGCCGTTCGGGTCGTGCGCGCCACCACCATCGCGCCGGTCTGAGCCTAAGCGATAACGGAGGGCCCTTCGGGGCCCTCCTGATCGTTTTCACCGCAACCTCGAAGAAGAAAGGCCCGAACTCATGGCTACAGCAAAACGCAAGCCCACCGTCCACATCGTCAATCCCAAGGATCCGTCTGATCCTGCCCCGTGGATCGCGAACGTGGACGACGTGGCACTGAAAGGTTGGACCCTCTGGGCCGACCGTCACGATCCGAAACTCGCCGCCGACGTTGAGAAAGCGGCCGAGGTCGAGGTCGAGAAAGTTGAGTCCGACGAGAAGGGCCCCGAAGCCCCCAAGGACAACAAGACCGACGACAAGCCGGCCGAAGTGAAAGACGGTTCCGCCGTCGATCCGAAAGACGTCAAAAAGGCGCCCGGTAAATAAGAAGAGCCGTAAGGCTCCCCTCCCGTTGTGAACTTTAGGCCCCGGATTAAAACCCCGGGGCCTATTTTTATGCTTCACACCGACCGGCGAATGTCTTAATATGTTGCAACCACTGAAGGTGAGTTTACTATGGAAGCCCTCGCAATCTCATGGCCTGCTGCCGTCGCTATTATTGCGTCGACCATCGCTATCACTGTAGGAGCAATTAGGATCATGGGCCAGGGTAAGGACACCATCACGGTCGGAAGTTTGAAGAAGGATCATGCCGCACTCAACGAGCGAGTGCGCGGTGTCGAAACGTCGATGGCAAAAATGGAGTCCGACTTGTCCGGTGTGATCACAACTCAGATCAAGGATCTGAAGAATGACGTCCAACGCCTAGACGGTAAGATGGACACCATGGTAAAGGAAGTCATCAACGCTCTAGCATCCCTCAAAAATAAGGATTAAACATGGCAGGAGCTGCACCGCCGGCTCTCACGGAGGCAGACCTTCGCGAGACACACCGCGTCTTTATGTTGATGGGTGGCTCAGTACGAGGCACCTCAAAATTTATTGGAATCAGTCGAGCGTCAGTCAGGAAGCGTCTCGACAAAGCACAGACCGAACTCGGTCTCGAATGGAAGGCCGATCTTGTTGGCGGACGGATCGAGCCTCGCAAGGCGACGAAAAAGAAGCTACCTGCCAAGAATTCAGTCGCCCATTACATCATCACATCCGCCCAGAACAACACGACCGCGAACTACGCCTTCTGGGACAACCTCCTTGCCTACGCGAAGCACCTCGACGCCGAGATCCTCGTCTCGCAGTTCACCTACAACAAGACACGGTATGGGCGAAAGTCAGTCAAGCCGGGCTCCGAGCCGACGGCGGACGACGTTGCAGATCTCTGGTACGATGATGTCTTCGACGGATACATTGCCAACGACCCAATCGAATTGGCGCCCATGCTCGTCTACTGCGGTGAGCAAAACACTTTGCCTACCGACGTGCGCCCACTCTCCGGCCTCGAGACGTACACAGGCGCGAAGTCAGGCATATTTCCTCATGCCAAGATGGCCCTCACGAGCGTCCCGTCTCTGAAGGAGCACGGCGCAAAGTTCAACTACACGACGGGCACGGCAACGGCTCGAAATTACATCCAGAAAAAGACGGGCCTCAAAGCCGAATTCCATCACACCTATGGCGCCTTGCACGTCGAAGTCGATCACGATGGCAACTGGTTCGTTCGCCAACTCAACGCGACCGACGACGGCGCCTTCCAAGACCTGGACGTGATCGTTGACCGGAAGAAGGTAACGACCGGCAATCGCGTCGAAGGTATCAATTGGGGCGACGTTCACCGCGAACAGATCGACCCAGTTGTCCGCGCGATGAACTGGGGCGGCGGTGCCAATTGCATCATCGACGAACTGCGACCCAAGTACCAGTTCATGCACGACACGGTCGACTTCTATCGACGCAATCACCACGCCCGCGGCAACGCTCATAAGAATTTCGCGCTGTGGGTCAAAGGTACCGAGAGCGTCGAGGAGGAAATGCTCAACGTCGCCACCTTCATGCGCGACGAGGCGAGTCGGGACTTCTGTAAGATGGTGGTCGTCGATTCCAACCACGACAACGCACTGCTAAAATGGCTGCGCGAAGGCGACTACCGGAACGATCCTGTCAACGCATTGTTCTACCTTCGAAGTCAGACGGCCGTTTACGAAGCCATCGCGTCCCAGGATGCGAACTTCCACATCGTCGAGCACGTCCTGCAAAGCCAAGGCGTTCCTAAGAAGGTGACGTTCCTTCGGGACGATGACTCCTTCGTTATCGCGGGATCTATCGAGTGCGGCATGCACGGGCACATAGGACCGAACGGCGCACGAGGTATGCCGCAGAACCTTTCCCGTATGGGCAAGAAAGCGAACACCGGTCACACGCATTCCGCACAGATCATAGACGGCATGTATGTTGCTGGCACTTGTTCATTGCTAAATCTCGACTATAATACAGGTCCATCTTCTTGGTCCCATTCGCATGTCGTCACATACCCGAACGGCAAGCGCGCAATCATTACCGTCTACAACGGGAAGTGGCGGGCCTAACGTTTAAACGGAGTGCCCCATGGCTATCACGGTAGGAACAGACACCAACCAGACCCTCGTTGAAGCCGACCTTTACTGGTCAAATCGAGGCAACACCGACTGGGCAGCTCTCTCGGACGCAGATAAAGAAATCAACCTGCGCAAAGCCGCCGACTGGCTAGAACGGAATTTCCGTTGGCGCGGGACGCGCAAGACGGCATCCCAGCGACTCGGGTGGCCGCGGGACCAGGCTTTCGACGAAGACAGTTTTGTCATTGGTGACACAGCGGCTCCGCCCATCGTCAAAGAGGCCGAGGCAATCGTCGCTGATCTTTACCGTGCAGGCGTGAACGACCTCGAAGGCATTGTTACTGATACCGAGTCGGCAGTCATCAAAGAAAAGGTTGACGTGATCGAAGTCGCTTATGACTCGACATCTCGCATCCGAGGCGCCGACGTGATCAGTCATGTCCACCTCATGCTTCGCGGTGTCGTTCTCGGCAATCAGTTGTTGAGGTCGTAATGTCTGCTTTCTACGACAACCTGCGAGACAATGTTGCCGGCCCTTTGATCACCAAGTTCGGGCGGGATGCAACGCTGCGGCAGCAAACCAACACCTACGTTCCGGCGACCGGTGTTGCCACCAACGTCAATGTTGACACCGCGGTGAAGATCGTTACTTTGCCCATGTCGAAGGCGAAAGACGTCTTTCGTGACGATCTCGTGGAATCGTTCGACCAATTTGTCATTATGTCGGCAGAGCAAACGGCAGCGGCTGCGATAGAGCCCGGTACCGATGATATCTTGGTGATCGGGTCGGAAATAAGTCGCATCGTAGCGCTGACCCCGTTAGAGCCCGACGGGACCAAGGTGATCTACAAGATCGGAATTGCGAGAGCTTAATGGCGGGAAAAAGCGCTACGGCGTTCAATATCGACCTAAAGAAATTCGGTGACGTGACCGAGCAGCAGGCCGGACAGATCTTCCGCAAGATTGCGCTTGATCTTGACCGTTCGGTTGTGCTTGACACGCCGGTCGATGAAGGCCGGGCGCGTGGCAACTGGTATCCCTCGATCAACAGCCCCTCGAGCGAAGTCAACGAAGACAGCAAAGGTGCGGCAGCATCTCTCGGCCGCCTCGGCGGTGTCGTCGGTGGGGCAAAGCTCGGTCAGGTAATCTGGATGACCAACAACCTGCCCTATATCCTACCGCTCGAGAACGGGCACTCAGGACAGGCGCCTGACGGTATGGTGGAGGTCAACGTGCAAAGGGCCGCGGCAACATTCGGCGGGAGTATTGAGCGATGACTTACGAGGCACAGGACAACGCAATCAGGACTCGCTTCTCGACGCAGTACGCGCTCGGGACCAATCATCCCGTAGCATATCCCAATGCAGAATTCTCGACGAAACCGACGGACGACGTCTGGCTTCGCTTCGTCATGCAGGACGCTGGCGCCAATCAAGTGTCGATGGGAGACCCGGGTAATAATTTCCATCGACATACCGGGTTACTTACCTTTATGATATTCACGCCTTTAAACCAAGGCGATGCTGAAGCGTTGCAGGTCGCGGATGAGGTTGCTGCTATCTTCCGGGGATGGCAGGATCCATCGTCGAGAGTTTTCTTCCGCCAGCCGCCTTTCGTTCGTCGCATTGGTGCAGATGGCAAATGGTACCAGGTAAACTTGTTGTGCCCGTTTGAGCGCGACTCATTGTTCTAGGCCTAGAACACAAGGAGAAAGAAAATGACTTTTGCTGTTTCCAACCGAGTGGCCCTCCGATACGTCGCGGAAGTGACGTGGGGCACGACTCCAGGAACTCCTACGCTGCTGAATCTTCGGTTCACGTCGGAGTCCCTCAACTACAATGCCGACTTCATTACCTCGGAAGAGATCCGAGCCGACCGCATGGTTCCTGATACCGTCCAGGTGTCGTCCTCGGCTGGTGGAGACATCAACGGTGAGCTGTCCTACGCCACCTACGATGACTGGATCGAAGCCGCGATGTTCAGCACCTGGATCACGGCAGCGATTGCTGAAGGTCCGAACTCGGACGTGACCTTGACCAAGAGCGCTGGAACGCCGAACACTTGGGACATGACGTCCGCGGCTACTGCTGACTGGACGGCCATGGGTGCTGTCGAAGGTCAGATTGTCCGCGTCACTGGCTACGTGACTGCTGGCACGTTCTACGCGCGCCTGACCGCTGCACCGACCACGCTCGTTCTTGCCATCGCGCCTTTCCAAGATATCGCCACGGAAGCCTCAGGCGCTGCGATCACGGTAACGCCTCTCGATTACGTTCGGAACGGCGTGCTCAATCGCTCGTTCACCGTGCAGAAGGAATTCTCGGATCTCACGACTCCCGAATTCTGGAACTTCACAGGCGCCCGAGTCGGTACCTTCAGTCTCGAACTTGCCACTGGGTCGATCCTCAACACCTCGTTCTCGGTGCTTGCATCGGACGCGGCGATGACCGAGACGCAGTTTGCCGGTTCCTCGATCACGGCGGCGAATACCAACACCGTCATGAACGCGGTTGACAATGTGGCGACGATCACCTTTGACAGTGACGCTGGTGGGACTCAGTTCTTCTTCAACTCCTTGTCGATTGATCTCGACAACGCCCTCCGGGGACAGGAGGCGATTGGGACGCTGGGCTTCTTGGGTGTCGAGCCAGGCCGAATTGCCTTGACCGGCAGCATCGAGCTCTACTTTGAGTCCTCGGCGTTGTTTGATCTGTTCCGCGCCGCTACGGCCTTCGCCCTTGACTTCCGCGTTGCCGACCCGAGCGGCAACGAGTACGTCATCTCGATTCCGCGTGCCAAGTACACGTCAATGGACATCACGGCCGGTGGCCTTGATCAAGACATCTTCGCTTCAGCCGAGTTCGAGGTTATTATCAACTCCGCCGGAACGTATATGTACCAGATCAGCCGACGCGCTGGTCCGTAAGATCCGAAGGATCCCGAACATCCTGCGCAGGATTGGGAGGCGGTGGTCGGGTCGCCGCCTCCCTTCTCTAACCCGACTGGAGTCAATATATGTTTGACCTTAACTCTCTACGAACGAACGAAGACCTCGAAAATTCCGGTGTCTGGCGAGAGCTCGGCAACGGAGCAAAGCTGCTTCTTGCCCGCCTCGGCAACGCCGAATTCTCGAAAATGTTTGCCGAACTGGTGCAGCCGTATGCCGAGACAGGAACGAAGGTTCCGGTTGACGTGCAGAAGGAAGTGTCGGTCAAATGCCTCGCCCGTACCGTATTGCTCGGCTGGGAAGGCATCTTCGACGGCGAGACGCCGTTGGAATACTCATACGACAATGCTGTCCGCGTCCTGACCGAGATCAAGGATTTCCGGGAACTCGTCTTGAAGCTGGCAGCCGACCTCGACGCCTACAAGGACAAGAAGGACGAGGAGCTGGTGGGAAACTCTCCGAGTGCGTCGGATGGCTCACCCAGTTTGGAGACAAACTAGAGACGCTCGAGAAGATCAAAAGCATGGGTGGTAAGGCACCGCCCATGCTCGCGAGCCAGCCGAAACTTCTCGCCGAAGCACAACCATTCTTCCAAGCCTTCTGTCGACTTCAAGGCTCAAGGCGCCCCGGGTATAACGAAATCGGCGCTATACCAATGTCGGAGATTTCTTCCTACTTCGACGTGTTCCGAATTAACAACCTCGACATGCGAGACCGTTATGTTAAACTAATCACTGCCTGTGATAGGGCCTACTTAGAAGCCCAGGAGAAGAAAAGTGGCACAGGAAACAAGTCTAAGGGTAGGAGTGGACAGCCGGCCGGCGGAACAGGGCGTCCGCCGAGCGCGAGGAGCGCTTAAAGGTCTACAATCCGAAGCCCGGAAGACAGAAACCCAATTTCAGAAACTGCAGAATTCCTTGGGCGGGTTCCGCACGCTTTTTGCTGGGATTGGGGTGGGCCTTGTCGCGCGAGAATTTGCGCAGCTCCTAGATTCCACTACCAACATCGACAACCGACTAAAGCTGGTGACGAAGACAGGCGGCGAAGTCAACGCTATCTTCTCAGAGCTGTCTGCTATCTCACGCGAAACCCGGACGGGTCTCGAGGCGAATGCCAACCTGTTCAATCGCATGGCGCTGGCGACGAAAGAGCTGGGATTGACGTTCCGGGAGCAGCTTGACCTCACCAAGGGTCTGAACCAAGCCCTCGTCATCTCCGGCGCAAGCGCGGCGGAGGGCGGTGCTGGCCTGATCCAGTTATCCCAGGGCCTTGCTGCGGGCGCTCTGCGCGGCGACGAACTGCGTTCTGTGCTGGAGGGCCTGCCGAAGGTCGCGGATGTTATCGCGCAAGGCTTGGGCGTCACTCGTGGTGAATTGCGGGAGCTGGGCGAGCAGGGCAAGATCAGCGCGAAGGCGGTCGTCGATGCGTTCAAGAAGGCCGCACCTGAACTCGAAAAGGAGTTCGCTAAGATTGCACCAACCATCGAGTCGGCCTTCACGGTCCTCAGCAATGCAGCCATCGAGTTCACTCGCAAATTGAATACCGCGACGGGCGTAGGCGGCGGCTTTGCCAAGGTCATCCTTGGCCTCGCTGACAACTTCAACGTCCTCGCGTCGGTCGCGGCTGGCTTCGCAGTCATCCTTGCCGGCGTTGTCACCAAGGCAGTCATCGGGTTCGGTGTCGCACTCGCGGCAAACCCAATCGGCCTCGCTATCATTGCGGTAGGTGCGCTATCAGCGGCACTCGGCATCTTCGGTGACACGACGTCCGAGGTAGCGGGCATGACGGTCACGGGTTGGCAGCAAATTGAGGCCGCGGTCGTGACTGCTTGGGGCTTCATCAAGCCAATCTTTGACACATGGAAAAAGGTGTTCACCGAGATTGGGGGTTCCGTCAGCGGCTTTGCTAAAGGAATGAAAGTCGACCTAAGTGGCGTTGCTGACTTCATGAAGGGCTGGGCATCAATCGTCCTAGGCATCATGGGTGCCGTGCCCAAGTCAATTCTCGTGGTATTCGACAACCTTCCGGATGGGATTGAAGCCGTCCTTAAGCAAACCATAAACAAGTTCCTCGACTTCCGACGCTTCATCCTCGACAAGATCGGAGCCATCCCGGGCGCGATTGCTCGCATCTTCGGGCAGGACGAAATCGCCAATTCACTCGACAAGACAGCGGGCAAGCTTGGTGCCGCACTTGACGTTCCGCGACTCAAGCTGACTGACGGCGCTCAAGAAACTTCTGACAAGTTGAAAGCGATATGGACGGATGCGTTCCGCACCGACCGGCTCGACAACTTCGGGGACTCCTACGAGAACAACTTGGCAAAGATCGTCGCGTCCGACAACGCCGCGCAGGCCTCGGCTGATCTGCTTAAGAACAAGTTCGGCGAACTCAATGCGAAGATGAAAGAGAACGCCGAGATCGTCAAGGCGCGGGAGAAGTTCGTCAAAAAGATGCAGGCCGACTTTGACAAGTTGCGCGAGGCGACGGGACGCGCGACCGAGGTCACCAAGGAATGGGCCGACAAACAGATTGCCGAATTGAAGCGCTTGGGACTCGAGAACACGAAATACGCCGCCCAGTTCGAAGAGCTCTTGCTCAATCGTGTCCAAGCCGCGCGACTCAAGGACCTTGAGAACAATCAGGCATGGGCGCTGGGTCTCACAGAAACCCAACGCGGTGTTGCGGAGTCGATCAGGTCCGAGTACGAGACCATTCGAAGCGCGCGAGGCGAGAACGTTGCCCAGTTGAATGAGTGGGCAGAGATGGAGCGCGCCAAGCTGCGGGAGTTGGGGCTCGAGAACAGCATCTTCGCTCAGCAGGTAGAGGAAATCTACGCGAGCCGATTGCCTGAGGCGCGTCGTGCAGACATCAATTCGGCAACGGACGCTGTTGGCGGCATCAAGCAGGCGATGCTCGAATATACCGACTCAGTGGGAACCGCTGCTGATCAGACGAAGAAACTCTTTACCGACGCCTTCAAGGGCGCAGAAGACGCGCTGGTCACTTTCGTTAAGACGGGCAAGCTCGATTTCCAGAGCCTCGTTGACTCGATGATCGAGGACCTCATCCGTCTCGGCATTCAGCAGGCAATCACTGCCGCAATCGGCGGCATTGGTGGAGGCATCGGAGGCGGTGGCGGTGGAGGCGGCATTGGTGGAATCGTCACCTCATTGATTGGCGGACTATTCAAGGAGGGCGGGTTGTCAACCAATCCGCTTTCGAGTACAATGGCTCCTGCTAGCGCGTTTAAAGGCGCGCCTCACTTTGAGACCGGCGGCGTCACGGGCGGGATGCCAGCCATCCTCCACAAGAACGAAGCCGTCATTCCGCTTTCCAAAGGACGTAAGGTTCCAGTCGATATGGGTCAACAGGGTAAGCAGGGAGACAACATCGTTAACTACAACATCACCACGTCCGATGCTGACTCATTCAAGCGCTCACAAGATCAGATTACTGCTCGCGCCTCGCGCGGCCTGCAGCGCGCAAACCGTAGGAACAACTAATGGCTTTCATCGACGAACGCTTGCCCGTCAACATTGAGCGAAATTCCGACTACGGTCTCGGCTTCAAGACGACCGTCCTCGAATTGGAATCCGGCTTCGAGCAGCGGAACAAAGACTGGTCGGTCGTCAAAGGCAAAGGCGACGTTGGGTACTCAATTCAGAGCTCCGACAACTTGAAAGAGGTCCGAAATCACTTTATGGTCATGAATGGCAAGTTCAACACCTACCCCTTCAAAGACTGGTTTGACTACGAGGTCGGTGATCCAGCGGACGCCGTCGCGACCAAGCAATTGATTGCTCTCGGCGACGACGCGACGACGACTTTCCAAGCGTTCAAGACCTACACGTTCGGAGTCGGCGGATACAACCGGTCGATTGTCTTGCCGATCCTGACGACATGCCGCGCGTGGCAGGATGCCGTAGAACTGACTCGTGTTACGGGCGCGCCCGGGGCAGGTCAATTCCGCATCACTCGCCCAGGCGGTGTGATCACCACCGGTGACGTGTTCGCTTCTACCGGCGGCTCGGGCCCTGGAGGCGAAGAAGTCTTGTCCTTGATCTGCGAGTATGACAACTACATCCGCTACGACCTCGACCGCCTCATGCCACAACTTGAGTGGGAGGGCGCAGGTTCGATCCCACAGATTCCAATCACTGAAGTGCGGTACACGCCATGAAGACAGCAACCGCTGGTCTCAATACTCATATCCAGCAAGAGGCAACGACCCTCGCGCAGTTCTGGAAAGTTCGTCGCACGGACGGCACACTGTTTGCCTTCACGTCGCACGATCAAGACCTGCTTATTGACACAGGCGACGGAGACGGCGAACTCACCTACGAGGCGGAGACATCGTTTAAACGGTCCGCAATAGCTAACAACGACCTGCTCTCGGTGGACAATCTCGACGTTGAGGGACTCCTACGATCAGACAAGATTGGCGAGACCGAATTGCGGCGCGGCCTGTTCGACTTCGCTGAGGTTTGGGTCTTCATCGCGAATTATGAGACCCTGTCGGACGGATTTGTGCGCATGAGGCGCGGCTGGTTTGGTGAGGTCACGATCACGCCGAACGGTGTATTCCAAACCGAATTGCGTGGCATGACTCAGGTCTTGGCTCGCGTTCGTTCGCGCGTCTACAATGTAGAGTGCGAGTATGACTTGGGAGACACTGGCTGCGGTGTACCAATCAGTCCTGACGTACTACCAACAGGCACCTCAGTTGCCGTCGGCACGACGTGGAAGGTTCCGCTTTCCCCACCCTTGGAAGAGTGCCGCGTTATTGGCATGAACTTCGAAGGCGCCAATGGTTCGACTTCGGGTGTTGGATACGACAATATTAGTGGTTCCGCTTTCGGGATCGGTCAGCCAGACACTCGCGTCGGCGGGCAGAACATCGACACAAGCCAAGCCCCGCGAGGCGCTGGGTCCTCCTCCTCTTTGTTCCTTGACGGCTCAAATGACTACCTCGAGTGGCTAACCAATCCCGCTTTCGATATTTCCGACACCTCGGAAGAAGTCAATTTGCAATTCAGCTTCCGACCTAATGCCATCGGCGTCAATCACTGGATCTTTAGTGACTACACCAGCACATCTAACGGGCGCGTCTTCATCATGGGCGTAAGGTCGGCTGCCAACGTGTTCACGTTTGAACTTTACCAGAGTGACGGGGCTACCTTAGACTTCGCGATAGTCGGCACGACGGTCATTGCTGTAGGCACCGACTACCACGTTTCAGTCTCTCGCGACTCAGTAGGGGACTGGCGGCTGTTCGTTAATGGCGTCCAAGAAGGCGCAACCGCGACGCCAACGAGCACCCCGCACCCTAACGAAAATGATCTCCGCATTGGCGCGATTTACTCAGGTGGCACCCTCTCAACGACCCACGGCTGGATCGACTGCGTAGAAATGCTGGTAGGCGCGGCTCGATGGACGGCCGGTTTCACGCCGCCCACTGACCTTTTCGTAGAACCCCAGACGGCGTTTGCTTATAACGAACTCACCGAGAACGACTTCATCGTCACGGTTGCAGGCACGACGGGCAATTGCTTAGAGATACCTGACGAGACAATTCCGAATACTCACGCCCAAGGCGGCGCAACACTGCAGGCCGTCGAGCCATGGTCGCGTCGAATTGAAGTGACCGCCGTTGGGGCGGACGCGCGTCGAGATTTCACCGTCACCGAATTGACTCCGAACAGCGGTGGCGTGATTGAGGGCAAGGACTTCTTCCCGGATGACTCGCTGAATGGAGGCGTGGTATTCTGGCTGACGGGCGACAACGCAGGCCGCGGGATGGAGGTCAAGGACTTCGTTGCGGATGATGGCATCACGATCACCCAGGACCTGAGCCTGTTCCTTCAGATGCCTTTCGACATTGCTATTGGAGACATCGCGACTGTCTACCGCGGGTGTGATAAGTCCCGCGCGACGTGCCGCGACATCTTCGCGAATGCCAGTAGGTTCGGCGGGTTCCCAGACATTCCCGGGCAGCAGATCTTCTCCTATCCGAATGCTAAGTCATGACCATACAAGAACAAATGATCGTTGAAGCGAAGAAGCTAATTGGCGTTCGATATAAGGACAAAGGGCGAGACGAGCACGGCCTCGATTGTGCGGGCCTCCTGATACTGGTTGCGCATCGCCTCGGATTGTCCGATTATGACTCGTTGGATTATACGCGGCGACCCATCGAAGCAGAGATGCGCCGCGAGATGAAGAAGATTCCTCAGATCAAAATCCTCGAGAATAAATGGGATTGGCAGAACGGCGACCTAGGAGTCTTCGCTGACGAAGGCAACGCAGTTCATCTAGGCTTCCTCGAAGTCGATCAAGGCCGCTGGTACCTAATTCACGCCTGGGCGCGCGCTCACAAAGTTGTCCGTTCCGAGACGTCGCGCGAAGTCCTCGAGCATGATAAGAAACTAAGACTGCGCCGAGTATACCGGTACACAGGATAAGCCATGGCATCCCTTCTAATATCTGCAGCAATCAACATCGCCGTTGGGTTGCTCTTATCGTTTCTTTTTGCCCCTGAAGGGCAGGACGTTACTCAAGAGGGGCCGAAGCTAGAAGACCTCAATGTAACGTCTTCGGCCTACGGTAAGAATATCAATCTCGCCTTCGGGACGGTGCGTTTAAACGGAAACATCATCTGGTCGGACGGCATTGAAGAGGTGGTGACGAGCACGACGCAGGAACAAGGTGGTAAAGGCGGCGGTGGCGGCTCAGTTACGCAGACGACTTACTCTTACTTCGCGACGTTCGCACTCGCACTTGCCGAAGGTCAGGCCGACAAGCTTCTCCGAATCTGGGCCGATAATAAACTGATCTACGACGTGACCGGCACCTCGAGCGCTGCGTCTAAATTTGCGGTCAAGTTCTACGACGGTCGCGACGACCAAGCCATTGACCCGATAATCGCTGCCCATATTGATGGGCTCTACGGGGCAGGTTCAACACCTGCTTATAATGGAATCTGCTACCTACTTGCCGACCGCTGGTCGCTGGCTGACTTCGGCAATCGAATTCCAAACATCACAGCCGAGATCACATTTGAAGGTCAGGACACGCTACCATACCAAGGCCTAGTTGAATTGTCGGGCCAGGATGTTCCAGGTTCCGCCGCGGGTGGGTCGGCTGGCTACGGGATGATGCTCGACCCAGACACAAATTTCCTTTACTTCGTCAAGAATAATAACAGCACGTCGGCGGGTGTTGCTGACGCCTTTTCCATGACTACGCTAAATTTGGTGCCGGGAGTATCATCGCTCGGCGATACCTCCATCACTGTTAACTTTAAAGACGGTATTATCTACGGTCAGTCAGGCTCCGGTAATTTTGAAGCGCTCACTGCCAAGAACGTTTTCTCAGACACCGATCTCGGAACGAGTTCTTTCTCTTTTGGGAACGGTATATGGCCTGCGGTGATCAACGCCGAGTTCCCAGGAACGCCTGTCCCGTCAGCCACCTGGCTTATTGTATCGCGTAAGTCGATCCTTGACGACGGAGCATTCTCGTGGATTCGCATGGACGGTCCAGGCACGTTCACGCTTGTAGGCTCTGACACGACGCCCGACGGTCGCGGCCTCAACGGAGGACCTGCGATTGCTAATTGGTTCACCCAAGAAGCCTACGTCATTATGGAGAACAACACCAACGTTGAGATATACCGCTTCCGCGTTGTCCCGGAATTTGGTCTAACTGGAATCACAACAGGGATAGAACAGACGAAAGTAGTAGACGCGACAAAGGCAAGCCTTGGCTTTGCCGCTGCCGCAATTGAAGGTTGGATTCTGCTTCCTAACGAGAACGCAATCATCCTCGGGACGGGCCTCCCGCAGTCGGGTTCTATGGTCAAGTTCGACCTCGACGATTGGAGCGTAATAACCTCGACGCAGGCGAACGGTACCGCAGCAGCCAACAACTTCGCGACGAATGGGTATTGGGGTACTTGCCGAAATACATCGACCACAAGTGGCGGGCAGTACTATATCTTCGATACCGACACGCTGGAAATTATCAGGACTTACGAGGCGAGCATAGCTTTCCCGGGCGAGACGGAGTCAGCTCAGCGATCTTGCGTATGGGATCCGCGTTTCGACGCGATCACATTTAGTCGAGTCTATGCTAGCAGCCCTTCAAAACCTAATCGCGTCGTCCGCGTCTTCCTCGGTCGCGCGTCGGGTGCTGGTGTTCCATTGGAAAACGTTGTTACCAGTATTGCGGACAAGGCTGGCTTGGTCGCTGCAGACATCGACGTTACCGACCTGATTGGTGACACGGTTCGAGGCTACGTTGTGTCTCGCAACGGCTCCTACCGGTCAGCTCTTGAACCTCTCCAGAAAGCATATCTATTCGACGGGGTTGAGTCGGATTGGAAGATCAAGTTCGTTAAACGAGGAGGCGCAGCCGCCCTTACGATTGCGGAAGACGACATTGGTCGACTAGGTAATGAGGAACGAATTGAAGAAAAACGAATCCAGGAAGTAGAGCTTCCGGAACGAGTTATTATTGGCTACTCAGACGCTGACCGCGACTATGAACCCGCCACCGCGATGGACAAGCGCGTTGCCAATCCCAACCCGACGCAGTTCAGCCGATCCGAGTTGAAGATTGACTTCCCGCTCGTGTTCACACCCACCGAAGCGAAGAAACTCGCGTCGTCGGCACTGTTCACGACATGGGGCGAGCGTCTCACGCTTGACTCGTCCTTGCCGTGGCGATATCTTCGTCTCGATCCCACCGACATTGCCGACATGGTATTCCGCGGAGAGACGAGGCAGATCCGCATGGGTGAGATAGAGGTGGGCGCTGACCTATCTCTCGACTTCACCGCAGTACAGGAGGACGTCTCGACGTATGTCTCGACGGTAGTCGGGGCTGCTGGGGAAGGTTTCGTGCCGCAGGTGCCGTTTGGAGGCTTGCCGTCGAAATGGATCCCGATGAACCTGCCACTGCTGCTCGCATCTGAGGCAACGATTGGCACCGCCAATCGCGTCTACTATGCAGCTTCCGGCTATGAAGATAGCTGGCCGGGTGTCTCCATTTACCAATCAATCGACCTAGGCAACACCTATCAGCAGGCAGCAGCTTTCACCGTCGAGGCGGCGTGGGGCGTTATTTCAACAGCCCCTCCGGATGTCTGGTCGGCGAATGGAACTGCTTGGGAACGGCTAAGTGGCGGGGCTGGTGCTTACACTTGGGACGATGTTAACACCATCGACGTTAAGCCCTTGAATGAAGGCGCTCGGTTCGCCACGTCGACCGACACCGAGGTGCTAAACGGCGCGAATGCTGCCGCGATCATCAAGTCAGACGGAACGGTCGAGATCATCCAGTTTGTGACCGTCACGACGGTTGATGCCGGGACAATCCGGTTGTCCCGCCTACTGCGTGGGCGTCGAGGCACTGAGGACTACGCGCGTGGGCACGTCGCCGGGTCAACTATCGTCTTACTTGAATCCGGACGCATCGGTTCTTGGCGCAATCCTTTGACCCGAATTAACATATCCGACCTATACAAGCCGGTGACAGGAGCAACGCTTCTTGAGAACACGAGTCAGTCAACCTTCATCGCTAACGGCGAGGATCTTCGACCTTACTCGGTTGTGAATATCGACTCGAGCCGCGCAGGTGGTGACTTGACAGTGACGTGGGAACGGCGGACAAGGTTCAACGGCGAGTTGCTCGACGGTACGGGCACGGCACCTCTCAACGAAGAGGAAGAGCTATACGACATTGACTACTTCCTGCCAGGTGAGACGACGCCCTTCTTAAGTCGCACCGACTTGACCTCGAAGACGGACACGTTGACCGCGGCCGAGTTCACGGCTCTCGTTCCGGTAGGCACCGACCAGCTCTTTTTCCCTAACTGGAACTTTGAGCGGCAGGTCACCAACGGCACCTTCCCAGATGGGTTCGACACGGTTGCGGCGAATGATGGCAACTGGCGCGTCGAGTCGGGTGCTGTTGGGTCTATCGCAGGCCCGCCTGGAGGCGGTGGCTCGAACTATGCCGTGCTCACGACCGACAACACAAGCAGCGACTTTGCGAGGTTCGACTCTGAAAGGAAGTTGTCTTTCATCGACGATTTCTTCCAGACGGAAACTTTCATGGACGCCGCGCCGACAATTGATCTTGACGTATGGACGAGCAATCCTACCGTGTCTGATCACGGGACGCAGGTCGACTTGCGAATCTATGACAAAGACGATACACTCATCCAGACAATTTCGTCAGGTCGTATCATAGGGACGCCTGGAACCTGGATCAACACGATAATTGCTTCGACGGCGGTCGTCTCAGGTGCTCGGACATTCGATATTCGAGTAACTGGTGACAACAACAGCGGCTTTTCTTTCGATGACTGCACAGGCGCGGTGGATCAGATCTTGATCAATTTAAATGGTATCGGAGTGGTCATTCCCGCAATCGAAGCGAAAATCTACCAGAAAAGCGCTCAGGTTTCGCAGGGCAAAGCCACAAGGCAAAGGGTTTAAACGATGGCAACTCCTAATTTTAATTGGACGGAAGTCAGCGCCTCTCAGAATCAGAAAGAGGTGACGATCAACGACGTCTTCAACAAGATCGAAGACGCGATTTCCGCGAGCTTTACTGCCGCTATCACGGTGTCCAATACTTTCACGCTTACGAGCGCAGAATTCCGAGAGGCCTTCTTCATCACTTGCACCGACGGTGGCTTGACTGCTGCCTCGACTGTCTTTGTTCCCGCAATAGCTCACGGCGCCTTCGCCGTGGTTAACAATTCCGGTCAGACTGTCACCGTGTCTATCTCGGGCCAGTCAGAACCCGCTGTGTCGGTCAACGATGGCGAGATGAAGATCATGACCAGCGGCGGATCGAACGTGCGCGTTCCTGTCGCGGGCGTTGCAACGTTCTTGGGTTTAACAGATTCGCCTTCTTCGTTCGCGGGTAGTGCGGGCCTTGCGGCCGTCGTCAACGTAGGCGAGACGGCGCTCGAGTTTGCAGCCGTCGCAGGTGGGGGCTCCTCGACGGCAGGTGCCGTCGCAGTGCATCCTGAGCACAAAGGCGCCCAGCTAAAGCTGTCGGGCAACTTGACCGTGACGACGAACACGCTAACGACTGTTCCGTGGGGAGCAACGCAGTACGATACCGAATTCCAGCCTGACACAGGCTTTGCTCAGCGATTCTGGCTAGGTGCGGATCAAACCTTCGTTGACGGTGACGTGACTACCGGTACCGACGAGGTAGCGGTGGCCGCCCACGGCTTCTCAACTGGTGAAGGCCCGTTCGAACTTACGTCCTCAGGAACCTTGCCTGCCGGTCTCGCACTCGCGACTGAATACTGGGTAATCTCCGTCAGTGCAGGCGTGCTCAAATTTGCCACAAGTCGCGCGAACGCGATTGCTGGCACAGCGGTTGACATTACAGCCGCGGCCGGTGGCGGCACCCATACAATCGAGACAGCAACCCGCCTCGTCGTTCCGAATGGCGTCACCAAGGTGCGCCTCGTCGCGCAGGCATCGTGGGAAGATATTACCGGTACGAACTCGGGAACTCGTTTCCTGAACATCAACAAGAACGGCGCGTCCTTCCAAGGTGGTGGTGCCGAAGAATTCAACGCGGCTGAAAGCGGTGGATCAGATGACAAATCTCGCCAGGTTGTGGCTTCAGGAGTCGTCGAGGTTGTTGAAGGCGACTACTTCGAGATGGAGGTCAGACATCGCCAAGGCGTTGACCTCGACTTGACAGTTGCGAACTCGACCAACTTCTTCATTGAGGTAGTCGAGACGACGAAGTCGACACAATTGCCGACCGCTTTCATCTCGGTGCAGCCTGCGCACAAAGGAGCGTTGGTCAGTGAGAACGCGGCACAAGCATTTACGGGTGCCGTACTCAACCCACTGGAATTTGATACGGCACAATACGACACCGGTTTCCAGCCAGATGATGCTGGTGGAACGCAGCGGTTCTGGCTCGGTGTAGACGCTACTTTCGTCGATGGGGACGTCTCAACGGGTGCGGACACTGTCACTGAAACTGCGCACGGCTTCACGACTGGCGAAGGACCTGTCCGACTCACAAATTCCGGCGGTGCCTTACCCACGGGCCTTGCTACGGCAACCGATTACTGGGTCATTGCGGTTGATGCAGACACGATCTCTTTCGCAACGTCGAGGGCGCTAGCTCTAGCTGGGACGGCGGTAGACATCACGGCGGCTGCTGGTGGCGGTACTCACACCATCGAGACAGAGACGTGGCTTGTCATACCAGCGGGCGTCACCAAGGTTCGGATGCAAGGCAACGTCCAGCTGCAGAATATGACTGGTGCCTCCGCAAATATTCAATTCAACAAGAATGGTACCACCGCCCCTGGGCTGGGCGTTGCCGATCATAACGACACAGCCGGAACTGACTTGTTCAATATTAGTTCGGGGACGATTGAGGTCAGCGAAGGTGACCGCTTTGAACTGTCTGTTTTCCCCGACGCTGCTGAGACCTTGAACGCGAACGCGAACTTCAACTGGATGGCAATTGAAGTCGTCGAGACGTCGAAGGCCCAAACCTTCCCAGGCGTCACGGTCGAGCGTCCGTTCATTGGGGCATTGCTCGCGCTCTCGGCAAATCAGACGAACCTCGCCGCTACAGCTTTCCCAGGTACCGTGCTTTCGTGGGGAGCCGAGACATACGACACAGGGTACCGAGGAACAGAATTCCATAGCACCTCGGTCAATCCCAGCCGGATCACGATCCCGGCAGGTGTAACTCGTGTCCGACTGTCGACCAACGTTATGTGGGCAGCGCCAACAGGCGCGCGGGACAAGTACATTGGAATCTTCAAGAACGGAGCAGAATTCCCGGGTTCTGGTCAAGACCTGATCATCCACGCCAACGGAATCAATCGTCAGCGCCAAGGTACCATTACGTCAGTGGTCGACGTTGTTGACGGTGACTACTTCGAAGTGTTTGGCTGGTCGGATTCTACTTCCAACGATGATATTGACGTAGACGACGAGACCTGGTTCGCCCTTGAAGTCGTCGAGACCGAAGAGGCCGCGCAGCCGCCTCTCGACCTTTCGTTCTACGTCGGCGGTACACCAGGCGCGGGTGTCAAGATCGGCAAGCATACGGCAACGCGACGCTTCACGCTTAACGACGATCTCGCTTCGAGCCAGGCGCATGCTGACACAGCGGGCACAGTTGGTGCAGCCGTCTTCGACGTGCAGCGAAATGGGGTCTCCATTGGCTCGATCACGTTCGCGGTCGCATCGACCACCGCAACGTTCACGACCTCAGGAGCCTCGGAGGAGGTCTTCGCAATCGGCGACCGGCTGACCGTCGTCGCACCAAACCCGGCGAATGCTACTCTTGCAGACGTCGCTATTACCTTATTCGGATATAGGAGCTAAGACATGACCTGGCGCACACTCGTTACTTCTGACACACTGGCCCTGACCGGTGCCCTGCAGACAGTGCAGGAGTCGGCGGCTGATATGGAGCTCGAACTTGCCTCGTTCGAGGAGGCGCATGTCCAGTTCGAGTTCAACCCGCAGACGACACCGACCGAGGTGTGCGAGATCATCGTGCAAGGCGCGACCGAAGACATTTCCGGGACACCGAACTGGGACACGGACAACGAGCCATTTATGCGGATCCTCGTCGGCAACACGGTTGATCCATCCTTGCGGTCGGTTGTCCTGCGCGGCCTTCGTGCCATTCGATTCCGTGCGCAGCTACTCGACTCTGATGGCACGGCCGGCGGTGATGATACGGGCGACTTGATCATCCGCATCCGTCGCAACAACGTTGACGCGGCGCAGTCCTAATGCCTTTCACTATGTCCCCACCCGCGGCCCAATTGATCGTCCCGCGAGATAAGACGCTCGTGACAGGACCCGACCTTTGGTCGGGCGTCAGGTCGGGCTGCTGGACTTTCGACGGAGGCGGGGACCGCGAGTTTGTGCCGGACATTGCTAGAGGCGGTTCCTACGGTTTAATGCCGCAAGCACTGGCGACAAAATTAACTGGGAAATTAGGTCCTGGTTTGAACGTGGGAAGCACTACAGGCACAGGAGACATCTGGGAGTATGGTCTCCGGTCACTCTCGGGTGGAGCATTTTACGACTCGACAAACTTCCTCCGGCCTACGGCAAGTATCATCGACGCGCAAGGGTTCTACATTGAGGTCCTTGCAGAGCTGTTCTCGGCGCCGGTCGCTCAATCAGGAATATGGACGAACGCGAGGAAGACTGCCAGCTCCTACGAAGGCATCGACCTTAGCGTTGACCCTACAACCAATAGGCCTTTTATGAACTTCGGGGATAGTGACTCGACGAGTAGCACGAACCGCCGGAGCTGCTCGTGCAATGAAGCCATGCCTGTCGGGGAACCCTGCTTAATTCAGTTTGCTACGGACGACAATTTCACGCAGACGAATTGGCACATGGGCGTCAATGGAGTATACGGAGAGTCATTCAGCGGTACAGCGTCCGACGTGCCAGAATACGACACCGTCTTCTCAACCACTATGCACATTATGGTGGGCGGTCAGAACCGCCCTTTTGTCACCAACAACTTCCCGGGTGTAATCTACGGCTTCAACGTAATCTACCGCGACTTCAGCCCAGCGCAAATGCTCGAGCGGTATCGTCGTTTCTGGGAAATGTTCACGCCCGCACGGACGCGCGAACTGGCGCCAAGCGGATTCCTCAACTTGCGCAACACCGGCCCCGCACCTCAGGCGCAGAGCCTATCCTGATTACTCGGTTGTAGGTAGACCCTTCGCCACCGATAATTCGACACCCTTACTAGAATTCTTTCGCGAAAGGAGAAAATCATGCTCAAGGGTTATCGCACGATCATCTTCAACCTGGTTATGCCAGGCCTGATGATCCTCAGCACGACTGGCGTTATCGGAGCGGGTGAAGCCCCGACCGCCGACGAGGTCAACGTGTTCCTCGACAATCTGGACGGCGTCCTTACCGCCGTGTGGGGTATCGGAAACCTCATCCTCCGGAAAGTCACAACCGGTCCCGTTGGTACGTCCCGATGAAGGGCCTTATTGCAGCGGTCATGATGGTCTTCGCGCTTGCCGCGTGTACCATCACCGAAGGTACGGTGCCCGTGACCGGCACCGAGCGCTACGTCCAAGCCGATGGCGCCTACAAGGCGTTGCTCGTCACCGTCAAGGACGGCGTGCAGCGTGGCACCATCCAAGGGCCCAATGCCGTCCGCGTCAAGCAAGCACTTTCCACGGCCCGAGTCGCGCTCGATGCGTGGGCCTTGAACACGGAAAGCAGCACAGCCGAAGACAAGGCCATCCTCGCCCTACAGGGCGCTCGCGAACTCCTGCGAGCACTCGCGCCGGTGCCGAAACCTGTCTCGTTGGGCACGGGACCGCCTTTCGCGGTCGCGGCTTAATTTAAACCCCAAACCCAAGGATGATCATCATGGGAACAGCAACAGCGCTTGCGCTCGGCGACTTGCTTCTCTCGGCCGGGATCAACTACCTCCTTCAGAAGCAGAAGGTGGACGCCGTCATTGCGACGGCCCGGGCCGAAGGACGCGAGGTCACGCCCGAGGAGCTCGATGCTCTGAAGGTGGAACGCGACAAACTTGCCGACGAAGTCAACGGCTTGCTGGATTCTGTGTCCTGACGGTCACTTAATCCAAAGCAGTCAACAATAACCGGGCGGAGCCTTGCAGAGATGCGGTTCCGCCCGCTTTGTATATGACGGTGGGCGAGCGTTACTACTACCCTACGCTCTGCGCGTCTCTGTCGGTGGTTTCCGCGAGGTCCAGGAGCACTTCAACGTGATCCGGGATTGACTGCCGCTCGTTGCGCCAATTCGACACAGTTTGCTCGCTCTTGCGAACAAAGTCGGCAATCTTTTTATTTGTCCATCCGAGGCGCCGTTGGCGTTTGCGGAATTCTGTGGCGTCCATTTTTGTAATTCTTTCTCGGGCGTTTAAACGAGGTTTCATCATACACCTCGAAATAAGGTGTTGACAGAGAAATATAAGGCACTTATAATCCTCAACATCAACGAACAAAGGAGACGGATCATGTCTACGGAATTCAAACGAGTCGAAGCGAAGACGGAAGCCGACAAGCCAGTGGGCATGACGCAGTTCTGCGGCCCCAAGGTTGGCGAAGGCGTCGACCGGAAGCGGATGCAGTTCACGGTCGGCGACCAGTGGGTCGATATGTCTCGGGCCCAGGTTGTCGCAATGGTGGCAGCAATGACTGAGTGGGTCGCCGGCGAACGGGAGGAGGAATAAAATAACGGGCGGCGCGTTTAAACGTCGCCCGTTAATTCCTTCTTAACGACTTTGTGCTACTATAGCAACATCGAAACAACGAACACGGAGACAGATCATGGGCGTCTACATTTACACACTGCGTGCCGAGAACAAAGTCATCGACAACAAGACAATCCACGTCGCGAAGTTCGCCGGCAAGCCCTTCTGGAATGGTCAAGGTAATGGCAAGATCGACCGCGCGGTTGGAATTGCTGACCGCACCTTCGAGAAGCGCGGCTACCGCCCTGAGTATTTCGTCCTCGAGGGCTTCGATGGCGAAGACATGGAAGTCTACCACAACCTGCACGGTTACACGTCCTTCTGCGACGACTCGACTCTCGGCGTCGAAGATCGCTGCCCTTGCATCGGCAAGCTGGTTCGCGGCGGAATGAGTGGCTGGGTTTTCGAGCCGAAGGCGGCTCCTGAGCCAACCTACGCCGACCAATTCGAAGCAATGATGGAAAGGTAAGTTGTGGGGCCGCGAATAAAAACGCGGCCCCATTAACGGAATCTTCATCACTTTGTGTTATGCGCGAACTAGGTTGGGTTTTACCCAAATCCTAAACGATAGGTGTTGAAAAGAAGGTAGCAATGTGCTAGTTTATGATCATCAACGAAGCAATGGAGACGATCATGTTTGACAAAAAAGCCTTCTCAATCCACGCCGGTTACATCACCTACAACGGCAAGTTCGTTGCGCGTTTCAAGTATCGCGCTCGTAACGCTCGCGGGTTTGCCTCCTTCATCGCCGCGAACTTCACCCCTGCAGAGTACTTCGCCCGCATGGACGCCGGCGAGCTGCCCTTGATCATCGCGCAGTCGAAAGGCTTTGCCTTCCCCGCGCCGAAATAAATCGTAGGGGCTGCGTTTAAACGCAGACCTTAACGATTTCTTCATACCTTTATGCTACTATAGCAACATCGAAACAACGAACACGGAGACGAACCATGCTTTATTTCATCCTCGACATCCACGGCGAAGAAGTTCTCGAAGTCACCAGCGACTTCAAGCGCGCCGAAGCGGCTCGCCTGTCGGGCGACCACGAAGTCACCTCGCGCAACGACATTGAGGACTTCGTCTACGCCGAGAACCTTGCCGAAATGGCAACCGGCCTGACGGGCGAGATTCACACCGCGGTCGACCAAGGCCTTCACCACTACCCGCGCTTTGACGTGATCCGCGTTCCGCACGTTGGCGACGAGGTGTCCTACGCCTTCAACGGTGACTCGTACCCTTGCGGAACGGTGACCGCGATCACGAAGAGCCTTCGTAAAGTGACGACGAGTGGTGGACGCGTCTTCTGGCGTCGCAAGCTGAGCGGTTCCTGGGTCAACAACGGGACCTGGTCCCTGCAGGGTGGTCACGTCGAAACTCGCAACCCGCACATTTAATCACTGAGGGGGCGTTTAAACGCGCCCCCTTAACGATTCTTTAATACCTTTGTGCTACTATCAATCATCGAAACAAAGGAGCAGATCATGTCGCAGAAAATGGAAATTATCGGTAACCTCCTGCAGAATTGCATTGCGAACGCGCCCGAGAAGGACCGTAACCAACTCGCGCAGGCCCTTGAGGACTACTTTGAGATGTTCCCGAACACGCAAATCCGCGGTCGCATGATGCAGGAATTTCTGGACGCGGCAATCGAGGGCTCCGACGCTCGCGCGACGTACAAGGTGGCGAAATGAAATACTCGCTGCTAATCCTCGCCCTCCTCGTCACCGGCTGCGCCGGGGACTGGACAATCCCGGCCGCGTCGAACCAATCCCACCAGGATTTCCTGAAAAGGAATTTCTACGCGACCCACGGAAAACTTCAATCCCGTTAAGGTTTTCTTAATACCTTTGTGCTACTATCAATCATCGAAACAAAGGAATAGCGCAATGATTATCAGCCTCTGGAATCGCGACCTTGAATTGACCGACGAGCAAGTCGAGCGCCTGCAGACTTGGATCCTCGATTACCTCGCGAAGCGCACGAACGAGCGCGAGAGTCTGACCCACCTGGTTGGCGAGGTTCGTTGCTACACTCGCCTGAAATTCCCGACGCGCACGACCGACGCGGAAACGATGTTCGAGGCCCTCGGTTTCACACTCGTCCGCGAGAAAAATGCCTCGGGTTGCACCCTGCGAACTTATGTGACCGTTTAAGGTTTTCTTAACGACTTTGTGCTACTATCAATCATCGAAACAACGGAGACGAACCATGCACGTAGCCCCTTATATCCTCCCGACCGGCGAGAAAATGAATCCGAGCAACCCAGTTGACGCGACATACTACGACGAAGGCCAGGTCGCCTACATCATGCAGAAAGAAGACGCGACGAAGCCGACTCGGGTTTTCACCAGCTTCGGCGAACTCGGTGGCAAATGGGCAATCGGCGAAGTGATCGAATGCCGGCACGACCAGGATAATAGCCTCCTCGGCATTATGACCGTCGTCGGCACGGTCGTCTACAAGACGGGCGAAAAGGAGGGCAACGTTCCCGACCGCAAGCTCGCCCATGCGGTTTTCAAATAGAAAGGAGATTCTTAAACGGGCGTCACTTCGGTGGCGCCCGTTTAAACGTTCGTGTCCACAAGCACCATAGAGTCCCCAAAAGTAACGGTGTCTTTGTTGCGCTCGAAGTACCCTCCATAGACGAGGTTGGTATCGGCGCCAAAAGTGTCGAAGTTAATTCCTGACCCAAGAGCCGCGTTGATGTTCTCCCCGGCTGTGAAGTCATTCCGTATCACCTCAACGTCACACCAACCCGTTCCCGAAAGCAGGAATACTCCTGCAGGCGGTACATGCGACAAGTCCCAAGCCGCGCTTGTCTGGGTCAGGTATACTGCGTCTATTACCTCAAACGTCCAACCCCCATCCCACGTTGCAAATTCTCTTGCATGACCTACCCAAGCTCCCGTCGGAGTGTCGCCTACGACGTAAGGCAGTGAAGTTATGGGTGTCTGTGGTGGGTCGTTTAGGATGCCATCATGCGCCTCAGTAGACGCCTGTCCGCTGTATCGTGCGAAGCCGGATCCCGCTGTGATTGAACCAAGCCCGGAAGGGCCTCTAACTATGAAGGCGGTATCCGTCGTCGCCTTGTTGCCCTCAACGTCGCAGCTTTGCAGCATCCCGACGTTGAAAGCCGCCCATATTGCGCCGTCCGACATGCCCGAGAAATTAACCGTGTTCCTATGCAGCTTTGCATCCCGCAGCGCGGCCCAAGTGTAGGCGGCGTCTCGATCACAAGGCGCCGCGAACTCGACGTGATTATCTTCGCTTATGACCCTGGTTGAGTACTGAACGTTGAAAGCCTCTCGCTTCGGGGAGCCCGCTTTAACGGCAAAAGAACATGATCCACTATTTCTTGAAACGTTCACATTCTTCGCGTGGGTTATGTTGACGAAACCTCCCGCGCCTTGGTTGAACACGTCGAAGAAAACGTTGTCTGTTGCGGTGTATCCTACCTTGGTATTTGCGCCGTTGGGGACCTCAGTAGACGTCCACCCCTGCCCATGTATCGTGTTGCCGGACAGCTTAATATTCTCACCCGCGAGTTCGAGCCAGTTAGGTGTCAACTCGCCGCTCTTGATCGTCCCGTCTTTGATTTTAAGGTCACGGCATAGGATTGAAAGGGTACGATACCGAGCCGCATCGAAGAAGCAATTCTCAAGTGATATTCGCTGATTTATATGACCTGCGGCCATCCATGACTCGTCAAGCCACAACTCAACACTCATCCTACCGCAACCGTAAATCTGAACTGATTTAAAGTCCATTTCTGAGAACGTTCCCACGGTAGCGATAGCGTTGCCTCCCACGAGCGAACTCAAGTTGCTAGGATCAGGGCTTCCCGTCTCGCGGACAACGACGTTCTCAAAAACGACACCCACCACTGGAACGTCTAAGGTGTTGTTGTTCAATTGAATTGCGGTGAAATTCTGTTCCAACAGCAAGTCACGGAAAACAAGTCGACCGTAATTCGTGGAGTTACCGAAGTCGTCCTCGGCAAATATCGCGCGGCCCGCAGCCTTTGAGAAATTGACGTCTTCAATGTGGAAACCGTCTAAGGTCACGCCCGAGGATTTTAAATTAAGGAGGGACGTCTGATCGCTAGCAGAAACGCTGTCTGTGCCTTGTCCTGCGAGGTCCCAAGTGCCCTGAAATTCTCCACCCTTCATCGTGAAGTTGCTACCTTGAACTCGTATGCCCGCTGAAGCTAATTGTGTACTGCCGAACTTTATTATTGTCTTTTTGTCAAGTAGAAGAGTTGTGTTGTCAGGAATGACTACAGCTGCCTCACCGGCTGATAGCTGCGATCCTATAAGGTATGTTCCAGGAGGGAAGTATACAGGACGACCTAAAGCCTCATTGACGGCGAGCTGGATCGCAGCGCTATCGTCCGTTACCCCGTTACCCGTCGCGCCTGATTGTTTTACGGAAGTTATGAACGCGGAAGCCACGTCGCTTCCCTTTCAAGCACTTAAGGCTGTTAGATCCGTGTTTGATTTTCGGTCATTAAAAATCTTAGCTTGGGCGAGATGACCGCCCAAGTGGTTTCCTGCACTATCGTGTCCATACCGTATGGTGGTAGGGGCGTCAGTGGCTGGGAATAGAGCAGTAGCGTCTCCCGTCTCAAGGGAGCCATCAACTGCCATGATTATATCGTTGTTGGCGTAGGCGGCGGCTGCCTTGATTAAAGTATCTCCCGAGGTGACCGCTGTGCCACTGACTAAGCCGTCAGCCCCTACACTATCAGTCGTAACGAAGTTTACATTCCTGGAAGTGTCTAATTCAAGAACCATCTGGTCTGTTAGGCCGCCGTCGTCTATTGCAAGAATCACGCGCCTAGTGGCATCTTCAGTAGCATAGCGTAAACCAACTAGTAAGGTTCCAGTAGCTAAATTGAAGTCGAGGGCTGAAATTAGCTCGACTGGAAAATCGGCATTCCGCGTAACCGCAAGTGCAACCGTCTTAATGTAGCTTGAGGCTCGAGTTCCTTTTTCAAATTGCCAACCCCAAGCAACAACTCCTTTGGTGATGTCCCCAACGTATGGGTGGCCGACTGCCGGGTTGCCTGTGGTGTCCCTCACCCATATGTGACTACGCATGCTTACGGCCAAAACCGATTGACTCATGGATATTCTAAACGTCCCACCGCCAACGTCTTGTATCGTTGCGTCCAACGCTCCTGCCGAGGTGCTTTCCACGGTTCCAGCGTCAAGATCGAAAGTGGCCCAATCCAGGAAGTTCCCGGACGTATCATTTATGGTAAGGGACACGTACTGGCGTCCCAGCTTCTTAACGTACACCGACTGAGTCCAAATCTCACCGATCACAGCGGTAACACCAGCGTGGAAGTGGTGATGCGTGTTGTTGTCTACAGTCTCAAGGATAGAGTCCATAGTTGTGGTGCCGTCGGGGGCTACGTGAGTGTTTGCATCAATAGATGCCCGGGCTGAGATGTAGTTGGTGTGGTCCAGCTCCTCGCTTCTGAGATTGCTGTTTTCCGCCTCACCTTCAATCAGCAGCCCCAGTAGCTCACCTGTTGCTGGGTCATAGTCAAAACGAGGAACGTCAATAGCAGCTTCTTGCAGAACGCCGGCAGAGTCGTAATAAGTTCCTGGGGATGCGCGAGTAAAAGTCACGCCACCTAAGCTTCCAGCCGCAAAGTTATGGCTTAAAACTAATGAGGGATCGAGAGCTGCCAGCGACAGCCCTAGCCCCAAACCTATTCCGAAACCAGTCATTATCGACCCACTCGAATTTCGGTCGCAGTCGTCCCAGTAGCAAGAATTTTCTTTACGCGCATGGGGTGCCACACGCCGACTGCAAGACCAATAAGGGTGACTGAAACGGAATCATTCTCGAAGAGAACGGCTAGGGTTCCCTCCCCGCCAATGTAGACTCCGCGGGTGGTCTCAAGCAGTGTACTATCGTTGGGCGTGATACTTTCTCCAGATTGAACGCCAAAGACAGTGAATTCTGGTTCAGCCATGATATTTCCTCCATGTTTTGCTTCAGCAAATACTGATGTCAGATGGGGTTTTTGTCAACCGATACGAGAGTTCCACGGACACTATATTGTGTGATCATGATCACACTCGGAACGAATTATTCACTTCGTGGTCATGCGGTCAATGCGGTTCGTTGACTGTGCTGGATTCATATCACTAAGATTTCCAACCTATCGTGATCACACGTTATAGAGCGAACCGACCGCAACGAAAACCGCATCGTGTCAGACCTCAGTTCGTCGTTGTGGATTTCGGGCCCAGCATGTATAACTGGCTGGTATCAATCGCACCAATGGAGCCAGCCTATGTCCCGCCTAATTGTTTCGCCTACCGTGTTCGTCGTCGCGAAGACGACCGTTGACGAGTTCCAACTCAATGATTGGGCGGCGTTCAACGACCTCGACCATACCGAGGACACACCGATCTCGCTTTTGCTCGACGAAACCGAAGACGCGGGATCCCACCGCCTCGTCGAGTTCGCAGGGCGTCATTGCTACCGCGCCTGGAACGCAGGCCGCGAGCGGCAAGAATATATCAACAACATTATTGCCCAGAATCACGGCTCGGTACTCGAGCATGCCAACTTAACGTTCGCGATACAAGGCGTCTCCCGCACGCTGACGCATGAACTCGTCCGGCACCGGGTTGGCGTCGCAATCAGCCAAGAATCCCAGCGCTACGTCGATGGCAAAGATATCCAGTTCGTGATTCCGCCGCTCGTCTTGCACATCTCGAAAGGTGTCACCGATCCCGCTCATGACTTGATCATCGAGTTTGAAGAGCAGTGCCTGCGCGACCTTCGCGACTACATCGAGTTCCAGTCGCAGCTCCGCATGGCGCTTGCCAACACGTCGCGCGAGCGGATGACGATCATCAAGAAGCGCATCAACGAGGCCGCGCGGTCACGATTGCCGAACGCAGCCGAGACGCGCCTGACCTGGACGGCGAATATCCGCCTCCTGCGGCACTTCTTCGACATGCGCGGTTCCGAGCATGCCGATCTCGAAATCCGGCGCCTCGCCTGTGCCCTGCACGACGCGGTGACGGAACACGCTCCCGCGTTCTTCAAGGACTACGTCCAGGAGCCCGGTGAGTTCGGAGTGAACAACGTAGTTCGCCGATAATGGACATCTCGGTACTCGGCGACTGGGGCGTCATTGACGGCGCCACCGGCAAGGTGCGCAAGCGCCTTGCTGAGGACTTGCAGACGGAAACCGAAATGGTCGGCAACCGTCTCAAGTTTCGCCCGTCGCGCACGTCACTGACCTACCTCGCCCATACGGCAGGAGCGGAGTTCGCGCCTAATTGCCGTACCGCGTGGGGTCACTTTTTCAAGAACCGAGCCGTCACCAAGGGCGTCTTCGAGTTCAAGACGAAGCCATACGAGCACCAGGAAGAGACGTTCGACCTGATCAAGGATCGAACTTACTACGCTCTCGAATGGGAGATGGGCCTCGGCAAGACGAAGTGTGCCCTTGACGTGTCGGCCTACAAGTTCCTCAATCACCAGATAGATATGGTGATCGTTGTCACCGACAAAGGCGTCCACGAGAATTGGGTCGTGCGCGAGATTCCCGTCCATCTTGCCGTTGACCCGAAGCGAGTCAAGACGGCTTTCTGGAACATCAATCGAGTGGAAGCCGGTATGCGCGGCATGGTCGAGTTCGAAGGCTTGTCCATTGCGACGATGAACTTCTCAGTCGTGGCGCGAAAGAAGGGCGAAGCGTTTATCCGGCGAGCATGCGCGGAGAGACGGGTGCTGCTTATCGTGGACGAGTCCGACCGTATTGCCACGCCCAGCGCTGCTCAAACCAAAGCGCTCCTGCGCTATGGCAAGTTAGCATCCGCCCGTCTGATCATGACCGGAACGCCAATTGTCAATTCACCACTCGATGCCTGGGCACCTTTCAATTTCCTGAATCCACAGATTCTGGGTCAAGACAAGTTCTGGGCGTTTAAACATCGTTACTCCGTGTTCCAGGAACTACCCGGTATCACGCATATGGTATGGCGCAAGGACAAGAAAACAGGACGATCAATCCAGGTCGAGGAACCAGTCAAGGTCGTCGTTGGTCATAAGAACCTCGACGAACTCAAGCGACGCATCGACCCGCACCGGTCTCGCTTGCTCAAAGAGGACTGCCTCGACCTGCCCGAAAAGACGTACCGTCGGCACCCGTTCGAATTGCCCGACGAGTACAAGAAGGCCTACAAGTCGCTGAAGAACGACTTGATGATCGAACTCGATGGCGACCGGCGCGTCACAGCCCCGCTTGCCTTGACGAAATTGCTACGCCTGCAGCAGTTGGTTTGTGGATTCGTCGTGCCTGAAGACGCAGGCATGGGCGACTCGGATTTGATCGGTGAGGCGTTTTCAGAAGTCAATCCTCGCATCGAAGCCCTTTCCCAAGTCGTGGATCGGGTTCAAGGTAAAGCATTGATCTGGGCGCCGTGGCGCTACTCCCTCGCCGAGATCGAGAAATGCCTTTCAGAGAAGTATGGTGCCGACTCGGTCGTCACATACTCGGGCGCGACCTCGACGGCAGACCGAACTTACGCCATCAATGCCTTCCAGGATCCCGACTCGCCTGTGCGCTGGTTTATCGGGCAGCAACAGGCTGGTGGCCGAGGACTCACGCTGACACAGGCGCGCGACGTGATATACTACGCGAACACGTACTCCTACGCACTACGCCTACAATCGGAGGACCGGGCGCATCGAATTGGACAGACGGGAACGGTGACCTATACCGACCTCGAAGCCATATCAACGGTCGATGGTAAGATCATTCAGGCCCTGCTAGACAAGCAAGAGATTGCCTCGATGATCACCGGTGACCGCCTTAAAGAATGGTTGACCGATTAGGGTCTTCCATATAGTTTCACAGCATCAGTGGAGATAACGAAATGCCGCGCGTTTACATCATCAACCAGCCACGAGACAACCCTCGGGCAGCCCTAGGGCCGTCTTACGACGTGTCGCCCGCCATGCAGTACGGCGAGATTCACTTCGTTTTCCCGACGGACGACTTTCCGTCTCCGTCAGCGGATTTGGATCGCGCAATCGAACACGCTTGGAAAGCCCTCGCCGATTTCGACGCGGAAACCGACTACGTTGTATGGGCCGGCGGCGATCCGATCTCGATGCTGATTGCAGCGCCGATACTGTTCGACCTTGCAGGCGATGGCGTTCGCTATCTGAAGTTCGAACGCGGTCGCGCCCCGAACGGAGACAAGATCCAGTCGGGTTACTACTCGCCCAAGACAGTAACCTTATTCAACGAGGAAACAGATGACGAAGAGTAAAGAAGACATCCTTGCCGAACTCGAAGACACAGAAGTCGCCGGTGAAGCCGAACTCCTGACGGTCTCGAACCTGGTCGCCTTGCAGCTCACCCGCGAGGGCGAGGTCAGCCGCCTCGAGGCCGAATTGAAGGCGGCGAAAGCCGACCTGCTCGACATTAGCGACCGCAAATTGCCGGAGGCGTTGAAGAACGCCCGCACCAAGAAGTTCGTCACCGACGACGGCAAAACGGTCGAACTCAAGGAGGAGTTGACAATCTCCCTCCCGAAGAAGCGAAACGACGAGATCATTGCCAAGCTAGTGTCTTGGGACTTCGGTGACCTCGTCGCAAATACCTTGACCTGTGATATTGAGAAAGGCAAGGACAACCTCGCCGGCGAGATCATGGAAAAGGCGAACGAGATCGGTCTCGACATGAAAAGGTCGAAGTCGGTCAATGCAGGTTCGGTCAAGAAGGTGTTGAAGGACCGAATGAAGGATTGCGCTGAAGGAAAGAAGGACAAGGACGGCAAACCTCTCGAAGCCGTGGACCTAGGATTCTTCGGTGCGTTCGAAGTTACCCGTGCTAAAATAACCCAGTAACCGCAGACCAGAAGGAGATTAACATGGCTGCAAAGAAAGAAGTCGCGAAGAAGGCGGAGGCAGGCCTGCCAGCCGCCCTTCTCGAAGAGCTCGAGATCGCAGGAGCCGAGCGGGAGGTGATGGGTAAGGACGATATGTCCATTCCGTTCCTCCAGATCCTGCAAAGCCTATCGCCGCAGTGCACGAAGGGCGAGCCGGAGTTCATCAAAGGCGCGGAAGCGTCGATGCTGTTCAATACGGTGACCAAGGATATGTTCCCGACGTATGACGAGGACGACAACTCCTTGCCGGGCGCCCACGTCATCTCCATTGCCTACAAGCCATCCTTTATCGAATGGGTGCCTCGTGCGCAAGGCGGCGGCTTCGTCAACGAGTACGACGTTGCGGTCGGGTCGACCATCATCACTCAGCGAAACGACACGAACCAGGACATTATTCAGCCGGGTTCCCCTGTCGGTACGCCGGGCAACCAGTTGGCCTATACCCATACCCACTTCGTCTTCGTCGTTGACAAAGCAACCGGTCGCATTAAGCCGGCCGTTATGTCGATGACTTCGACCCAGGTCAAGCCGTCGAAGACATGGAATGCTCTGATCAACGAGACCGAATTGCCGTCCGGCAAGCCGGCGCCTCGCTTCTTCGGCGTATGGGCCGTCTCGACTCAGCGTCGCTCGAACGATCACGGCACCTGGTACGTCTGGGACTTCACGCGGGATGGTTCAATCATCGACCTCGGCGACGCAGCCGGTGCGGTGATGGCCGAAGCGAAGAAATTTGCTACCGGCATCGACGAAGGCGAGGTCTCCGCTGATCATGCGAAGGCCGCGGCAGCCGAGAACCCAACCGTTGATCCCGGCAAAGACGCCGGCGGCGAAGAGGGCGACGAAGAAATCCCGTTCTAAGGAATTGACGCATGAGCACTACTGATAGGTTCATGCGCCTCTTCCGCGGGTACACGAAACGGCACGGCCAGTACGTGGTCGAGAAGCAAGAAGACTCGGGCAAGTTTTCTGGCCGTGCCAATACCGTGGACACGCCTCCTGACCAGGAGGCGTTCGAGGCGCATCTAAAAGGCGAGAAAGGCATCGGGGTTATCCCGTTGACCGAAGAAAACAAATGCTACTTTGCCGCTATCGACATTGACGTCTACCCGGTCGATCATATGAAGATCGCTTGGGCGGTAAAAGACATGCCGCTATTCGTCACGAGGTCGAAGTCGAACGGCGCGCATATCTGGCTCTTCATTCCAGACGGCGCAGACGCTACCGTCGTCGTCCGCTTCATGAAGAAGGTGGCGGGCGAACTCGGCTATGGCGGTTGCGAAATCTTCCCGAAGCAGACGCAACGGGCAGGCCCGCAGGACGTGGGCAACTGGATCAACCTGCCATACTTCGGCGACTCCCGTGTCGGCGTCGTGATACGATCAGAAACGGAGAAGGTGCTCGACGAGTACCCACTCGAGCAGTGGCTCGACTTCGTGGAAGAGAATACCACGATGGTCACTCAGGAGGAACTCGACGAGCGTGCTCCTCGCGTTACCGGGACACGACGGTCGGGCGCAACCAAGAAGGACTTCGAGGATGGGCCTCCGTGTCTCGAGCGCATCATGCAAAATGGCATGGGCGAGGGTTCGCGGAATAACGTCATGTACCAGTGCATCCAATACTTGGTGCGCAAGTACACCTCAGCCGACGAGATCGAAGGCCGGGCGATGAAGTTCAATCTTGAAGCCTACGACCCGCCTTTGCCAGCGTCCGAGGTTCGGGCGGTTCTCAAGTCAGTGATGGCGAAGGAGCGCGGGTTCAAGTGTCACGAGGAGCCAATGTCCGGCTACTGCGACCGACAAGCATGTCTTCGTCGCACGTTCGGAGTCGGTTCCGACACAAGCGACCTTGAGTTTGAGATCGGCGGCTTCTCGAAATTGCTGTCTGAACCACCTATGTATGCGTTCAACGCAGACGGCAAGCGAGTCATTCTGCCGAACGTCAAAGCGCTGTCCAACCAGAAGGAGTTCCGCAACTACCTAATCGACGCGATCTCGAAAGTCATGCCGATGATGGTGCAGGGTAAGTACGACCAGCTCCTTCGCCAGTGGCTGTCGAATTGCGAAGACGTGCCCATGCCACCGGACGCTGATTTCCGGACACAGTGGGCGGATGCTCTCGTCGACTTCGTCGAGTCGCATCTTCACGACGACCGGGCCCGTATCGTCAAAGGGCACGCTTGGATCGACATGGAGGCGGGACGTGCTTATTTCCAGCTCCAGGCATTCAAGAAATATCTCGGTCAGCAGCGTATCACCTTCACCGACGCGCTCCTTTCCGTGTACTTGGTCGAGAAGGTCGGAATGACTTTCCACGCGAAGGGCACGACGGTCGCGGGAACGTCTCAAAGGTTATATAGTATCCCGGTCGCGATGCTCGATCCAAATGCTGGGAACTAGATATGCTAACGCTCGTCTTGGGAGGGCCAGGTTGTGGTAAGACCACCGCTTTGTTGAATATCATCGACGACCTGCTCTCCCGAGGCGTGGCGCCTAACAAGATTGCCTACCTGACATTTACGAAGAAGGCCGCTCAGGAAGGCTTGACTCGAGCCATGGAGAAGTTCAATTTCGAGGCGGACGATCTCCCATACTTTCGCACGCTGCACTCTCTCGCATTCCAGCAACTTGCCCTCGATCCCAACATGGTCATGACCGAGACGAATTGGCGCGAGTTTGGCGCCGTCGTCGGGTTGCAATTGACGGCCCCTCCTGAGGGTGAAATTGGCGGCAAGCCGGGATCACAATTTCTAAGCGCTGTCCAATTCGCGCGACTTCGTCAGAGGCCCCTCCGGTCGGTTTGCCAGGATCTCAAACTCGACCTCACCGAGGCCGAGTACATCGAAAGTCATCTCGCCGCGTTTAAACGGGATCGAGGGTTGGTCGACTTCACCGACATGCTCGAAGCATTCCGAACCGAAGGCGTCGTCCCGCCCGTCGACTATTTGATCGTTGACGAGGGACAAGACCTCTCAACGCTGCAATGGCAAATCGTCGACCGCATAGCGAAGCGTGTTGACGATATGTGGGTTGCTGGTGACGATGACCAGGCGATCTACGAATGGGCGGGCGCCGACGTTGAGCGGTTCCTGAAACTCGAAGGCAAGAAGATCGTCCTGCCTATATCGTATCGACTCAAAACCAGCGTCTTCGACGTGACGCAAGGAATTGCTCACACGATCCGAGACAGGTTCGACAAGGATTGGAAGCCGCATGCTGACGGAGGCGAGATTGACCGCGTCAATGGAATTGAGCATGTAAACCTCGACGAGGGATCTTGGTACCTCCTCGCCCGCAATCATTACCTCCTAGAACCCTTGCGTCGGCATCTGCGTGACAAAGGATACTCCTACCTCGAGCACGAACAGTCCTCGACTGACAACGCGAACGTCCGAGCCATGATCCATTGGGAGGCATTGCGCAAAGGCGAGAAGATCAACGTAGAAACCCTGAAAGAAATCTGGAATCGCCTCAAGAGAGACGCAGTAGAATCGTCTCGCCTCGACATTGACCCGGAGGCAATCGTCTCTCTTGCGGATCTCCGTGGGCACTACGGCTTGTTGACGGACGCGCCTTGGTTCGAAGTGATGCGGTTCAACGATTGGGAGATTGAGTACTACCGGGCATGTAGACAGCGTGGCGAGAAGCTGCTTGCACGTCCGCGGATCACGCTATCGACCATCCACGGTGTCAAAGGTGGGCAGGCCGACAACGTTTTCTTAATGAGCGACATGGCGCCCAAATCATACGAGGCACTGGTGCGCAAGAAATCGGACGAAGAAAAGCGGGTGTTCTACGTTGCGACATCTCGCGCGAAGGAGCGCTTGATAATCAACAACCCCGTCTCGCCTCGATACTTTGACTTAACGCAATAGGAGAAAATAATGCTACCAATAATGGTACCTTTAGACAGAACAACACAATGGATGGAAACGCATGCTGGAAAGCAGCTGTTCCTTCCCGTCACAGAAGACATGATCGAGATCGAAGACATCGCCCACGCCCTTTCGATGCAGTGCCGCTACGCTGGTCACACGAAGCAATTCTACTCGGTCGCGGAGCATTGCTGCCTCGTGTCGGATTGGGTGTGGCGCTCGATGAAAAATCATCCAGACTCTGAGCACCGAGTGAAGACAGCCCTTGCCGCGCTCATGCACGATGCGTCCGAGGCGTACTTGGTCGACATTCCGAAACCCATCAAGCCCTACCTCACCAACTACGCCGAGCTGGAACAGCAGATCGAAGTCGTGGTCGCGGACAAGTACGGCTTTGAGTACCCATATGCGAAATTGATCAAAGAGGCGGACGTCCGTATACTGCTCGACGAGCGAGCACAGCTCTTTGATTGGTCAGGACACGACTGGGAGTTGCCTGTGTCCGAGCCCCTCGGTGTCCATATCGACGCACTCTCGCCGCAACAGGCGAAGGCGCAATTTCTTGAAAGGTTCCACGACTATGCCAGCTAAAGAACATTTGATCACGCGGGAGATCGGCATCGACGCCGGTCACCGCGTTACCTACCACGGGTCGAAGTGTCGCAACATTCATGGGCACCGATACACGATCCAGGCGACCTGCGCCGGCCCGTTGTTCGATCAAGGCGAGCAGGAGGGCATGGTCCTCGACTTCGGCTTCCTCAAGGAAGAAATGATGGACGTCATTGATGGGGCCTGCGACCATGGCTTCATTATGTGGAACAAGGATCCTTTGCTCGGTACCTTCTTGAACATGGATCCCGCCACATTGACGCATGAGACGGAGGCGCATCGCATCACCGAGACGGCGGTCGGCAAGATGTATGTTGTCCCGTTCGTCCCGACGGCCGAGAACCTCGCGCGTCACTGGTTCGACCTACTCGCCAAGCGCGTCAACGAACGAACCGATGGGCAGGCGCGGATGTATCAGATCACGGTGTGGGAGACGCCAAATTGCTCTGCCCAATATCCCTCGGTGCCCACCTAGGACGCAAATTGTTTTGACCGTTTGACCGTGCTACAGTACAGTCATTCGACGACATGGTAACCTCCGAACTTGGGCCCGGATTAAACCCCGGGCCCATTTTTTTCTTGACACCTAGGTATAAGTCGCTTATAAGTGTTGGGAAGGTTCGATAACGAGCTTTCTTAAATAACGCAACAACGGAGAAGATCATGTATATCGTAACTCAGAATTCAAAAGGCGTTGCCGCAGTTTTCACCGCGAACGAAGACGAGGCAAACTTGTTCAACAACGAGCCGGAGCTTTTCGCGGACGACCTCAGCGGTTGGGTGATCAGCGAGGCGGCTGATCTCGAGGCAAACTTGTCCAAAGGTCAGATGGTCGCCATTTATAATTCACTGGCGGGTGAGAATCTGGTCAAGTTCCAGAACAAGGCGATGGGCGCCCAGCGCACAATGCCCTTGGTCGAGCGCAACGCCAAGCCGTTCGATGAACTCGGTGCCAAGCCGGTTTCGACGGATGACGGCACGACCTTGGTCGATCATCTCGACCACATCGTTGTCCAAGACAAGCCGAAGTCGCGTGGTCGCTCGGACAAGGGCATCCACAACATCCCGCCCAAAGATAGGGCGGTGGCTTGCCGTGCTGGAACGAAGCAGCAGGCTCTCATTGACGCTCTCGCGAAGGGTGCGACGATGGCCGACCTGCTCGACGCGACGTCCGCGAAGAACGGCGGCAAGGATTGGACGGAGGGTTCTGTCAAGTCGGGCTTCTACGAAGACGTCAACACCAAGAAGGGTTATGGCGTCCGGACGGAAGTTGTCGTCGAAGGCGATCCTTCGACCTACAAGTACTTCCTCGTGTACCCTGAAGGCGCCAGCGCACCGTTGGCACCTACCTCGAAAAAGAAAGTGGAGGATACCGACTCCTAAGATCGTTGTTGCGCCAAACGGTTCGGCGCGCTAATATGTGATGGACGGCCCGGGCCTTCGTGCCCGGGTCATTCATTAACGCCTCACCGTTTAAACACCTGTGATGGTTCAACCAGGAGACAAAAACCATGGCGAAAGCGACTGTTGTCCTTTCCGGAGGACAGGATTCTACGACCTGCCTCTATTGGGCACTAAATCAAACCTTCGACGAAGTAGCCGCGGTCACGTTTGACTACGGTCAACGACACCGCACCGAGATCGACTCGGCAATCAAGATCGCTCGGATGGCAGGCATTGCCAAGCACGTCGTCCTCGAGCTGTCACCCGACACCCTGCGCTCAGATTCGCCTCTCACGTCAGGCAACGACCTCGAGCAGTACGACGACCACGCATCCTTGCCCGGCGGTCTCGAGAAGACCTTCGTGCCGATGCGCAACCAAACCTTCCTGACAATCGCCGCAGCCGAGGCCTACCGCAACGGGCACCAAATGCTGATCACCGGCACCTGCGAAGAGGACTTCGGAGGCTATCCTGATTGCCGCCGCGTCTTCATCGACGCGCTCGAGGCTGCTTGCAACCTAGGCACGTTCACGGGCAAGGACGGGGCGCTCGGCAAGTTGACGATCTCCACGCCTCTCATGACGTTGACGAAGGCCCAGAGCGTTGACCTCGCGATCCGGCTCGGTTGGGATTGCTGGAAAGCACTTGCCTACAGTCATACGGCCTACGACGGCGCCTTCCCGCCCATCGGTCACGATCACGCTACCTTGCTGCGAGCCAAAGGGTTCGAGGAGCACGGCACGCCTGACCCGCTGGTCATTCGCGCAATCGTCGAGGCCGGCATGGAAATCCCGGAGTCCGAAAATTACGACGTAGTGTCGGGCCTCCTCAACGATCCTTCCTTCCACAACGAGAACGAGATGTCCTTGCTTCTCGCCGTATGGGAAGAGATGCTAAACGGGTTGGGTGCGACCGATGGTTGAGAAAGTACGTCTCGACCACGCAACGGTCGAAGCCGCCGTCCAGAAGATGTTCAACAACATCGTTGACACGGTTCCCGGCTACTCATTGAACGTCTACGGAATCCCGCGCGGCGGAATCCCTATCGCGTACCTGTTCAAATCCATTTGCGAGAAGACATGCAAGTTCGCCGTCTCGGTCGTCGATGATCCCACCGAAGCAGATATCTTCGTGGACGACATCTACGACACAGGCAAGACCGCTAAACGGTACGCCGACGAGTATGGCAAGCCTGTGTTCTGGGCGTTCGACAAAGCGCACGAGGAGGGCCCCGACCTATTTGGAATGAAGGTGCCCAAAGACAAATGGATTGTCTTCCCTTGGGAGGTGTCCGACGACCACGAAGAGGCCGGCGAGGATACGGTCACCCGCATGCTATCAAGGATAGGAGAAGACCCTAATCGTGAAGGCCTTTTGGAAACACCTGCTCGCGTTGTTAAAGCGTGGAATACATGGTTCGGCGGTTATGGTGTGGAACCAAGCTCTGTTCTCAAAGTATTCAAGGATGGCTCGGAAGGCGTTGACGAGATGGTGCTGGAAACCGATATACCGGTTTACTCGCACTGCGAGCACCACCTTGCTCCTATATTCGGCGTTGCTCATGTCGGGTATATTCCTAATGGGGGCGTTGTTGGGCTTTCTAAGCTTGTGCGCCTTGTTGACGTGTTCGCGCGTCGTCTGCAGGTGCAAGAGCGCCTTACCAACCAGATCGCGGACGCACTCCAAGAAGAGTTGGGTGCGCTTGGTGTGGGAGTTGTCCTGCAGTGCCGTCACTTCTGCATGGAATCGCGCGGCGTTAAATCGTCGGGCGTGATCACGACCACGTCCGCCTTACGCGGTGCGCTCAAAGACGAGCACGACGCCCGGGCGGAATTTCTTTCCCTGATCAACATGACTCGAAAAGGTGGACCATTATGACCGAGAAGCTTTCCGAGACGAAAGGTCTTAAGAAGCTAGGCAGCGCTACCGAGTACGTCTATGACGGCGCGGACAAGGAGCTCCTCGAACGCTTCCCGAACCCTTTGAAGAAAGGGCCGGGTGTAGGATCAGTCGAGATCGTCGCTCCGGAGTTCACGTCCCTTTGCCCACTGACGGGACAGCCCGACTTCGCCACCATCGTCGTCGAGTACGTCCCGCGGACGTGGTGCGTTGAGTCGAAGGCTTGGAAAATGTATCTCGGGTCCTTCCGTAACTTCGGCGAGTTCCACGAGTCCTGCGTCCGTCGAATAGCGAATGACTTGATCGAATTGCTCGATCCTCACTTCCTCAAGATCGAGGGCCAGTTCACGCCGCGAGGTGGTATACCGTTCTGGCCTACTGTCGAGTACACGCGCCCAGAAATCGCTTTCGAGTTCAAAGAGACGCCCGGCGTCCTCGAAGACAAAAATGTCTTTTTCCTCGGTGAGTCGACTTTCGAGAAATGCGAACACTCCAAGACCAGTGACTGCCTCCTTGCACGCCAAGGCGTATTGTTGGGCACAGCCGAAGTCGCCGAGATCGAGGTTGGCTTGTTTGACGAGATGGCTCGCAAGTACGCGGCCGGGAACTACGCTGTTGCTGATCGGGCACGCCTCAAGGAGTTCCTGGAGGAGACGACCGAGTACGCAATTGACGACGAGACGGTGGTCACCGTCGTGTGGTTCAAGAACGTTACCATCTTCGAGGAGGCTCAGGAGCTCGGCGACGCGTCTAGCATCGTTCCTCTGCATAAGGACTGATCCCATGGCAATGGTCGACTCGCTCGACAAGATTATTTCTATCTACGTCGCCTGCGTTGCGGCGGAGTCGTTCGAGTATAAGGGCAAGGTTTACAATCCCAAGCCCCTGCAGGTGTCGCCTTTGATTTTCAGGGGCTTCACTTGCCCGGCTGGGTGTGGTGGATGCTGCCCACGATTCTCACTCGACTATTTGCCTTACGAGGACCTTCCTGATCTCGATTTGCAGCCGCGAGTTATAGAGGTGATCACGACAAACGGCGTCCAAGAAGTCAAGATCCTGTCCGACAAGCAGGACGACCACAAGAATCACCACTGCCGCAACCTCAACTTGGATGACGGGCGGTGCGGTATTCACGGTCGGCAGCCGTTCTCGTGCGACTTCGAATTGATCCGGTTTCTCGAGTTCGCTCCTACCGAGGTCAGAGATGCGCGGAGCGTCGTCACCCAGAAGTTATTCGGGCGAGGATGGGCGATGCTTCGAGTTGATGGAGAGCGAGGCGCTCTGTGCGAGATGACACCGGCGGACGCTCATACCCAGGCCGAGACTCTGCGGAAACTTCGCCGCCTTCAAGAATGGTCGGCACATTTTGGAATCCGTACTAAACTCGGGACGATTATGGAATGGGTCGCTTCGGGCCCGCACAACGAACCACTGGTAGTATAGGAGGGCGCTATGTTTGGTGCAGTCAAAGAAAAGATTGAGGAGCGCAAGCGAGTGCTGGCGCATCTCATGACTTCACTCGAGAAGTGGAGAGCGTCTGACCGTTTAAACGCGGAGCCTGGCACGCCTCGAAGTCACCTTCTGACAGACGAGGAAAAGGAACTCGCCCACGCCTACGATCTGCTCCAGAACTTAATTGGGCAGGTCCAGAAAGAGAAGCCCGGCGGGAACGTAGACATTTCCTGCTGATATATAACGCATCAAAGGACCCGAATGGTATGTTCTTCTATATGAGCGGCACGCCCCGCAACGACGTTCTGCAACGCCAGGAAAATAGCCTTTGCTCGCATCGCCTATTCTCACTTCATGGTGACTACCAGCGAGCGGTTCACAAATGGCTTGACGACGTTCTGGAAGATCCTTCGCACCCCTACCCTCGTTCGATCATGCTCGATTCCGGCGCCTTCACGGCGTGGAACGCGGGCGGCGAGGTAACGGTGGACGAAGTGTTCGACTCCTACAGCCGGTTCGAGGAAAAGTGCGGCGACCTGTTCGATGAAATCTGGATGGTCAACCTCGATAAGATCCCAGGCAAGCGAGGCGAAGATCCTACCGTCCAAGAGATCAACGATGCCTTGAGGATCTCGGATATCAACTACAAGAAATTGGTCGACCGTTTCGGTGAACGAATCTTGCCGGTGTATCATCAAGGCGAGGATACAGGGCGGCTTCTCGAACTTGCTAGCATGGCAAAGTACATTTGTGTCTCGCCTCGAAATGACATGCCCGAGTTGAAACGAGCCAAGTGGGCGGGTGAGAAACACAAAGCCCTCGACAAGCACGCGCCTGGGACGATGACTCACGGTCTCGCGACGACGGGCAACAACATGCTACGAGACGTGAAGTGGACGTCCGTCGATTCCGCGGCCTGGATCCTTCACGCTGGTTTTGGTAAGGTTGACATTTTCGAAGGCGACCGGTATCGGAATTACTTCGTGTCGGATGATCCTCGCAAGGCCGGGTTGATGAACCAGCATTGGGGCGCCCAGATCAGCAACAACCCCGAGACAGGTGCTGTGGAAGTAGCCGTGCCCGAGGCGGTAGAGCGGGGTGGTAAATTGATTGGTCCTGGCATGCCTACGTCCCAGCGACTGCGCATCCGAGAACGCATCGAGAAGTATGGCTTCAACACCGAGGAGATCGTCACAAACTCCCGGGCCCGGTCAATTGTCTGCATGGGCGAACTAGCTGACTATTGCCGCTGGGCAACAGAATACCAAAAACGAAAGACGCGGCAAGACGGCCTGGGTCTAGATTGATGGCGACGAAAAAGAAAGGCGTCCTTGCAACGTCAGGCGAATGGTGGAAGCACCTTCGTTGGACGAAACGATCCTTCTGGAAAAAGAACCGGCGGCTCGAGCGCAAGGCAGTACAGGAGTTGCGCGATGCAATGGACCGCTGAGCAAGAAGGCGCCCTGCAGGCCGTCGAGCATTGGTTCCGTAATAAGACGTCTCCCTCGTTCTACCTTGCGGGTTATGCCGGGACGGGCAAGACGACTCTCGCGCGTCACTTCGCTGAAAATTGCTCAGGCGTCGTCAAGTTCGCAGCGTTCACGGGCAAGGCCGCTTCCGTCTTGAGGAAGAAAGGTTGCCCCGGCGCAACGACGATCCACTCGCTGATCTATCGACCAGTCGGTCAGACGAACGAGAAGCAGCGACGGTCGTTGGAAATCCTTATCGAGGTCGAGGAGAACAAAGACAAGGCCGACCGTGACCCGATGGTCGAGACGTGGCGCAAAGAACTTGCCGACCTCACCGCACGTTCGCGCGCCATGTTCGAACTGCGCAAGGAAGGCGAGACCGAGATAATGGAAGCCGACTTGGTCATCATCGACGAATGCTCGACCGTCGATGTTAAGATGGGCGCTGACCTCGAAGGATTTGGCGTCCCGATCTTGTACCTCGGCGATCCTGGGCAGCTCCCGCCCGTCAATGGCAAAGGCCTGCTCGCGAAGCGTCGTCCCGACTATACCCTCGAGGAGATTCATCGCCAGGCGAAGGACTCGCCCATCATCTGGCTTGCCCACGAGATCAGGCAAGGCCGGAAGACGGCTTTTGGCTCGTTCGGAGACGGGCAAGTTGAAATTCTTAAGAAGCGCGAGTGGGATTGGCAGCGCGCAATCGAATCCGATCAAATGATCTGCGGCATGAACAAGACGAGACGTCGTTTAAACGCAGGCGCCCGGGAGCGCCTTGGCTTCGATAAGCTCTACCCGCTGGTCGACGACAAACTGATCTGCCTCAACAACGACCACGACGAAGGCCTACTCAACGGCGTCACTTGCTCGATGCTTGCCGACTCGATCAAGAAAGGAAACCTGCTCGAGGCGCGTATCGACTACGAAGGCATGAGAATGCTCCACTACATCGACCCTGGGCACTTCGAGGAGAACTACCAGAAGCGTTTATCCTACCCAAAATACGACACCGTCCAGCACTTCGATTATGGCTACGCTATCACGGGGCACAAGTCGCAGGGGTCCCAGTGGCCGAGCATCGTCGTCTGTGACGATAAGATGAGGGCGGACGATGTTGTTCATAGACGGCAATGGCTCTATACTGTCGTCACAAGGGCCGAGGAAGGCCTAACCGTCTATGCCTGAGGAAAACATGCCATTCCCAGAAAGTGTTCGCGTCAAGTACGAGGTGTTCTTAACCTCGAGCGATGCGGATGCCACTTTCGTTGTATCGTCGCCCCGGCTTGCCGGCACGCTTCGAACCGACCAGATCAATGACTACGTCGAGGAACGCATCGGTGAAGTCATCAAGACCCTAAATGAATTGCAAGGCGTCACCGACTTCCGCCTCATGAACGGAACAGAAGTCGAGTGCTTCGTGCGAGGGTTCCACAAGCACAATCTACTCAATCCAGAGGAATATGATGCTGACATTGGTTTTCGACACTGAGACGACGGGCAAGGCCGACTTCAAAGCGGCAAAGCTGAACCGCCTCCACTGCCAACCCTACATTGTCCAACTTGGCGCGATCCTTTACGAGGACCAGCAGGTCGTTGCCGAACTCAACCTGATCGTTGATCCGTCCTACAAAGGAACTCGAGTCGAGGTGCCGCAGGAGGCAATTGACGTCCACGGGATCAGCAACGAGATGATCGAAGCGGCCAGTTTCGACCATAAGGTGGTCATTCCGATGTTCAATCAACTTGTCCGCAAGGCTGACCGGCTCGTCGCTCACAACATGCAGTTCGACTTGCTTATGGCTCGGTCGATGTTCACGCGGATCGCCGCCTCGCACGATACTCTCCTAGGTGTGCCTAAGGTTTGCACTATGTTGTCCGCCAAGCCTGTGCTAAAGTTGCCGGGTAAATACGGCGACTACAAATGGCCGTCACTCGACGAGGCCTACCGCACTTTGCTTGATGCGGATGGGTTCGAGGGCGCTCATGATGCGATGGTCGACGTCCGAGCAGCGGCCGCTGTCCTCTTCGCTTTGGAAGACGCCGGTCACCCACTAACGCACTAAGGAGTCACCATGTCGCTCGCTTCGCAGTTCCGAAAAATCCGCAAAGTGTTCTCGACGTTCAACGCCGGGAACATCAACCGCGTTGCCGTCATGGATGGACGAATTTTCGCGACGGACGACCGCATCATCGTTTCCACACCGTTTGATAGCGACCTATCGTTTATGGTTGACGGTGAGACGTTTGGGAAAGCCGTGACTCGCGACAAGGCAACGCTAACCATTGACGAAGCCGGGGACGTGATCGTAACAGCCGGCGTCTTCACTGCGTCGTTGGTAACCAGCGAACCTGACCCGCGGATGCGCCCAGATGGTGAGTGGCAACCCTTGCCCAAGAACCTCTTGATGGCGTTCGAGGCGCTTCAGCCCTTCCAGTCGGACGACGTGTCACGGGAATGGGCCTGTGCTATCACGATCAAGGACGGTCACCTGTTCGCGACCAACAACTACATCTTCGCCGTATGGGACGACGAGGACGCCGCGGACATGGACGTATCCTTCCCGGCCTGGGTCGTTGACTACATGCTCGATCTCGACGAGAAGCCGACTGGTCTTTGCGTCCATGACGATTGGATCGGGTTACGGTTTGAGGATGACACCGAGATCCTTGCCTTCCGGTTGAGCCGCGAGATGGAACAGTCGGTCATGGACATGGGCCTCGCAATCGAGCGCGTAGGTGAGAAGATTCCTGAAGGTTGGAGGAAGATCCTTTCCGAGGTCGTCGAACAGCCAGGAGCGGACACCGTCGTCATAACGCCCACCCAGTTAATATGCGAGACAGACAAAGGCACGTTGGTAGCGGAAATCGCATCACCGACGACGGTCGAATCTCAATTCTCGCCCAAGCTACTACTCACCGTCGTTGGGATTGCGACTCACATTGACCTCGACGCAGCCCCTAATCCTTCTACTTGGTACGGCAACAACGTCCGGGGTCTCATAGCAGGGAAGACAGCGTAATGAAATTCTCAGAATTTATGGGCAACTTGTTCAATCAGGTTGCACCCGTTCCGAAGCGCATGCCGCTCAAGACCGGTCGCCCTTGGAACGTCGGTCAAGACGGGCGTGTCTATCGGCATCCCGGCGTCGTCGTGGCGCGGAACATTCGCCAGCACGTCACGAAGGAAGGCAAGCCTTGTTTCCAAGCCGTCAAGGGCGGTAAGCGGCCACCCATCGCGACAATGGTGCACCGCGCCGTGCCCGTCGAGGTCTTCAACGCCCGGAAAAGCGCAATCAAGAGAAAGGCAATGGGTCGCTATGTTTGGTAAGAACACCCCACGCAGTCGTGAGCACGGCACCTCCCTTCAGTATCGGGAGGTGTTCTACACGATCCAGGGAGAGGGCCCATTCGCGGGTCGCCCTGCGACGTTCATCCGCCTAACCGGCTGTAATCTCAAATGCTGGTTCTGCGATACTGAGTGGGACGACGAGAAAGACGCCTCGTTGAACTTTCAAGACATCGCGGACCTTGCACGAGACGCCTCGCCGCCTCATTCGACGCTCGCGGTTCTAACGGGCGGAGAGCCCATGCGTCAGGATTTGGGCCCGCTCATACAGGCTCTCCAGAGAAACGGGTTCTGTGACGTGCAGATCGAGACGGCTGGGTCATTCTGGCAGGCCTGCGTCCTTTGGCCAGGAGTGACGACCGTCATCTCACCCAAGACGGCGAAAGTCAACCCGGCCTTTAGGAAATACGATGCGAACTTCTTCTGGAAATACGTCCTCAAAGCCGGTGACATTGACCCAAGCGACGGCTTGCCTTCGGGCGAGTTTCAAAGAGCTGGGAATGGTGTTGGCGGAGGAGCTCCGGCTCGACCACCTGCTGACGCTATTGAGCAAGGTCGTGTCTCGCTTCAACCGATGGACGAGCACAATCTCAGCTCGATGGAAAACAACGCGAAGGCGGTAGCCAAGTCGGCCATGGAATTCGGCTACAACGCCGGCCTGCAGATGCACAAATACCTAATGGTTGACTGATGCCAACTGCCGGCGGAGGATTGATCTGGGAAGATCACGTTCACATTGAGAACACTCGAGGCAAGAAGGGTCTCGAGTTTCGCGCGAACGTCAGACCCCTAGAAGGGTATATGCCACCCGATGCACTTCGCAGTTTTTGCGAATTGCCGCGGATTGGATTCGACATTGAGACCCTGGACCCGGACATCAAGGCGAAGGGCCCGGGGGCTCACCGGGAAGACGGCTTCGTCACAGGCGCGGCCATTGCCTACGGGAAAGACGACGCGACGTACTACCCGACGCACCACGCCGGTCTCAACATGGTCGACCCAGACAGGTTCTACGACAACCTGCGAGAAGAGGCGCTCAAATTCCGCGGCGAGATGGTCGGTGCAAATCTGCAGTACGATCTCGACTGGATGTGGAAGCGGCACAATATCAAATTTCCGCACGCCAAAATCCGGGACGTCCAGACAGCGGAGCCTTTGCTCGACGAGAATAAGTTTTCCTACGCGCTCGATCTCCTAGGCGTCGAGTATGTCGGCGAAGGGAAGTCGAAGAACAACCTTCTCGAACACTACGGCCCTGGGTACATCGAGAACATGCACAACGTAGACGCCGGGCACGCCTCTGAGTATGCGGAGCGTGATACGACGCTGCCTTGGGAGGTCCTGGACGAGCAGTACAAGGAGCTCGACAAGCAAGGCCTGACTGATCTGTTCCACCTCGAGTCCCGCCTGACGCCTTTGCTCGTTCGGATGCGTCAGGAAGGCGTCCGCGTCGATCTCGATGCTGCGGAACGGGCTTGGGAGATGACGAAGGTCGAGGCCAAGAAGGCAGGCGAGGAGATCAAGCGCATCGCCGGGTTCTACGTTGAGCCATGGGCCGCGGAATCAATCGCCCGGGCGTTCGATAAGGAGAACATCGAATACCCGCGGACAGCGCCGTCGAAGAATCATCCCAAAGGACAGCCCTCGTTCCGCAAAGCATGGCTCGAGGCGCACCCGTCGAAACTTGCCCGCCTGATCGTTGACCAGCGCGGCTTCGACAAGATCGGTGGCACCTTCCTTCACAACTACATCCTGGAAGGCCATATCAACGGCCGCATCCATTCGATGTTCAATCAGTTGAAGTCGGACGGAGGTGGCACAGTGTCGGGTCGCTTCTCGTCGTCATATCCGAACCTTCAAAACATCCCGGTCAGGCATCCGATCCTAGGACCACTGTGTCGCTCGATCTTCATTCCCGAAGACGGCATGCTGTGGGGCTCGGCTGATTGGTCGCAGATCGAATACCGCTTCCTCGTTCACTACGCGGCGTTGCTTCGTGCCGAGGGCGCCTTGCGCGCCGTGCGCATGTACCACGACGACAAGCGGACAGATTTCCACAAACTCGCGTCCGAGATTTCAGGTGTGCCTCGCGGTGAAGCGAAGAGCATCAATTTCGGCGTTGTCTACGGCATGGGCGTTCCGACGATGGCGGTCAACTTGGGCGTTACGCTCGAGGAGGCGGAAGAGGTCCTCGAAACGTTCCACGGTGAGATGCCGTTCATGCGGTCGACGTACCGCACGGCATCCAGTCAGGCCGCTACGAAAGGTGAGATCAAAACAATCCTCGGGCGCAAGCGTCGGTTCCATCAATGGGAGTTCGGCGGTAAGATTTTCAAGTCGCAGGATGCGGCTCAGGAGTACCAGGCGCAGCAGGTTGCCGCAGGCAGACGCATCCGAGGCAATCCTCGTCGCGCGTTCACCCACAAGGCCCTCAATGCGTTGTTGCAAGGCTCAGCCGCTGACCTTATGAAGAAGGCCATGGTTGAGATGTACGAGGGCGGCGTCTTTGATGTCTTGGTCCCGCACCTTACCGTCCACGATGAAATGAACGTCTCGGTGCCCGACACGAAAGCGGGACGCGAGGCGTTTGCCGAATTGACTCACATAATGGAATCCTCGCTCGAGCTCCGCGTTCCGGTATTGGCCGACGCGAAGACGGGCGCGAACTGGAAAGAGGCGCACTGATGAAGTGCCCGACTTGCATCTACGACGAGTGCGAAGATGATTTCTGCTTACGCTACGACAATTACCAGAAACGAAAGGCTTCTAAAATGATGCGAGAAACGAAAACCTGGGACCAGACATTCATGAACCTGGCCCTCTCGATTGCGCACGACCGCTCGAAGGATAATAGTACCCAGGTCGGTTGTGTCCTCGTCGATGAGCACAAGGACCCGGTCGCCTTCGGCTATAACGGCTTCGGTCCGGGCGCGGAAGAAACGGATGAGCTGTGGACACGGCCCGAGAAGTACGACCACGTCATCCATGCTGAGGCGAACGCCGTAGGGCGTGCCGCGCGTCGGGGTTGCTCGACTCAAGGATGCACCGCATACCTCACCGTCTTCTGTTGCCTCCCATGCGCCAAAGCCTTGATCTCCGCTGGAATTGTTCGCGTCGTTGCGCTACGATTGCTGGGACATTGGGACGAGTCCCACACCAAGGCAGCTAAGGAGTTGAAACGATGCGGGGTTGACTACGAGATTTGGAACGAATAGGAGACGGGGCAGACTCAGGGGTATTAAATGAAATTGCAGCCCCGGCGTATACGCCACAGCCCCGTCTTCTTTAACCAACGGAGACAGAGATGACTTTACATACCAAATACCGCCCAACGACCTTCGACGAAGTAGTAGGACAAGAGGACGCTGTGTCCGCGATCAAAGGCGCGCTCGAGTCAGGCAACAGCCGCGCGTTCTTGCTACATGGGCCCGCGGGCACAGGCAAGACGACGCTCGCGCGGATCATTGCCAGTGAGTTCGGGGCCGACGATATGGGCCTGATCGAAATTGACGGCGCAACCCATACGGGCATCGACAACATGCGGAAGGTTGCCGAGACGTCATACTTCAAGTCGCTCGGTGGCTCGGGCAAGCGTTGCTATATCGTTGACGAGTGCCATATGCTGTCCAAGCAGACCTGGAATAGCCTTCTCAAGATCGTCGAGGAGCCGCCTGAGCACGTCGTCTGGGTTTTCTGCACTACCGAAGTTCACAAGGTCCCGAAGACAATTCGGTCTCGGTGCATCGACCCAGAATTGAACGAGGTCTCGGTATCGGTCCTGCGGCAGATGGTCACCGAAGTAGCCGAAAAGGAAGGCCTTGATATCTCGGAAGACGTCGCGCGCCAGATCGCTCGTATGTCGATGGGTTCGCCTCGCGTTGCCCTTGTCGGACTCGCGAAGATTGGTAGTTGTGACGACGCCGAGAAGGCAACCATGCTGATGAAGCAGTCAGACGGCGAGAAGGAGGCTTTCGATCTTGCTAAGCTGATCTTTGGCAAGTCATTCACGTTTCCGAACGCCGTGGACATCCTCAAGAACCTGAAGGACAATAACCCGGAGAGCGTGCGGATCGTCGTGTTTGCCTATGCTACGTCGGTTTGGTTGGGTAAACGCAGCGCTACCGACGCTGAGTGGGCCTCTCGTGTCCTTGGCGTGTTCGAATTGCCTTGTACTGACCAGAACAAGATCGGAGACATTGCGCTTCGTGTCATGCGCCTACTGCAATTCAAGAAATAAAAAGGTGTTGACACTTCTTTAATAACTTGCTTATAGTATGGCATCATCGAAACAACGAAACGGAGACGAGCCATGCGCGCCAATGTTTACTTCATCGACCTCACCGACGAGATGGTAGCCGCGATTAACGCACCGGGCCCAGACGCAACGAGTGGTTGGGCGTCGCCTGAGGGCAAGGCCTACATGAGCGCGAAGGCCGGCAAGATCGACGACACCAACAAGCACCTGTTTAAACACACCGCGGTGGTCGATGTTGACCACGCCGAGGCGGCTTGGGTCATGCTTCAGAACCTCGACGCTCCTTGGGACGCGAACGAGGACTACTCGAAACTCGTCCAGGTCGTGTCCAAGAACAATCGCTCAATGGACGTTGGTGACGTGATCGTCTGGGAAGACGGACGCACCGAGATGGTCGCCTCTTGCGGCTTTGAACCCTCAACCTTTGTGGAGGCGTAAGTGGGACCCGACAGCACACGGGACGCGATGGTCGAGGACCTGGTGAGGACAGACGAAGTCCTCGCCTCCCTCCACACCGACCACGACCTCGCCGTTCTTGTCCGTAAGATTCGGGAGGCAGGTCATGCAGGTTAAAGACCTCATTAAAGCCTTAGCCGAGTTCGATCCTAACCTACCAGTCGCCATCGGTGCCTACGGTGAGGAGCAGAACATCGAAACGGTCACCTTGACCGACGACGAACGCCAAGTGACGCTCGAAGCGACCCAGCACAGGGTTCGCTGCAAGTGGGTGAGGATCGGATGATACCGTTGATCTACATCAATGGGACGGTCGAGTATCGAGACGGCCAGTTCTACGCGCGTCCGTTCACAGGACCCCCAGGCAGTGTTATCAACGAGTACGGCCCCTTCGACATGCTCGAGGACGCCGAGAAAGCATTGGAGGACGCACCATGAGCCCTGACATTGCCAATGCTTTATTCGAGTTCGTCGGCGGGGCTTTGATATGGGTCAACGTCATGCGCCTGCACAAGGACAAAATGATCCGCGGTGTTCATTGGGGCCCGACTGGCTTCTTCGCCGCGTGGGGCCTGTGGAATCTGTTCTACTATCCTCACCTTGAGCAATGGTGGTCGTTCGCTGGCGGATTGTTTATTGTGACGACAAACACGATCTGGGTTGCCCAGATGCTTTACTACAGGAAGAAGTGATGCTGACTGAAGAACAAATCCGGCGCATGACGCCCGAAGAAATGCTAGCCGTTGTCATGCGCGCCTCTGCCGAGGTCACGATTGCGGCGAGCAATTGCCTCCGGTTTGGGTGGGACTTGCAATTCGGTAGCGGGTCATACAACGAACATCTGATTGAGAAGAAGAAGGAACTCGATCAGATCACCAAAGCCTTCCTTCTTGCAACAAGACGAGGAATCTAACTATGGGCGACTTACAAGCATCAATCGACCGCGCAGTACTCGTGCTTACGCGCGAGGGCCAGAACGCGGCCGAGATGCGCCGCAAATTTGAACCAGGCGGGTCACTCTATATGCTGATCGAGAAGAATTCTCCGGCAGCCATTGAGCGCGTTGCTTTGATCGACCGGGAGATCGTCGAGCTCCAGCAAGCCGTCGACTACCTCGAACGGGACCGAATCTAATGCCCCTTCTTCGCATCGTGAAAGAGTATCGCCGCAATTCGAAACTTGCCGGCATCATCGAAGCCGACACAGTCGAGTTGGAACGCGATGCTGCCGCGCAGTTCATTTCTGCAGTGAACGCGAACCCAAAAGCGGAGTTCACCATCATCGACCACAGTTGGGCCTTGATCGGTGGCGCCAATGAGATCCTCGAGAACCCCACGGGTGGCTGGATCGGGAGGATGAAAAATGGCGAAGCAGACCCCAAGTAGGGTCATCCTACTCGACAACGGCGACATCTTGACCGACGAGATGACGCATAAGTGCGGGACGCCTTTTACCGACAAGTTCGTCTTCTGGATGGAGCACATGGGTCGTCTGACGACGGACGAGGCTATCTCCTACCATCGCCAGGCGCTGCGTTTAAACGTTTCGGCTTGACACTTTCTTAATAACTCGCTTATATGATGGCATCATCGAAACAACGAACAACGGAGACGATCATGCCAACAACATTCAAAACTCGCGAGCAGTGGTTAAACGCTTTCATCGCCAAGGCTGGCAAGCAGTTCAAACAGGCCGGCGCGCCGCTCCCTGAGAAGGTTCGCGCGGCAATCGGCTTCACCTCCGTAGGCGCCCGCGGCAGTCGCATCGGCGAATGCTGGACCAACGACGCTTCGGACGATGGCACCTTCGAGATCTTCATTGTTCCCGGAATCGACGACCCCTCGCGCGTCGCCGGAATCCTGACCCACGAACTCGTCCACGCAGCGGTCGGCCTTGCGGCCGGGCACAAGGCGCCTTTCCGTAAAGTCGCGACCGACCTGGGCCTTGAGGGCAAGATGACCGCGACGACCGAGGGCGAGAAATGGCACGAGTGGGCCGACCCGATCCTTGAGAAGCTGGGCCCGCTGCCTCACGCCAAATTGACCGGCTCGAGTTCGTCGGAAAAGAAGCAGACGACTCGCCTGCTGAAGTGCGAGTGCGACGAGTGTGGATTTGTTTTCCGCGCCTCGTCGAAATGGGCCCTGGAGACTGCTGAAGAGCTCCGCTGCCCCGACCCGTCTTGTGACGGCCATGTCCAACCGCAAGCCTGAGGACGAATGGGTGAGGCGCGAGCGGGAGCGCCTCACCGACCTGCAACGACGCATTGAAGATGCAAAGGAGAGACTAAAATGGAAACCCCTACGCCGGCGAACGAAGCGCCGCAACCTGAAGAAATGACCGATGCTGAATTCCAGCACGTTCATAACCGGCTCGCGCCGATGGTCTGGGCCCTCGCCTTCGACCTGTGCCGTGAGAACCCGGGACCGGCCCGTTTAAACGCGGTCCTGAACTCACTGCTGACTCTCACCTGCGGGTGGGTCGTCGCCGTGACGCCTGAGAATGTGGGCATTGAATCCGAGCACTACGACATACTGGTCGGCAAGTTCAAAGAGAACCTCGCCGCGATGCTCAGTGAGCAGGAGACAATCCGCGCCGACGTTTCCCAGATGGGAAATTACCAGGGCCGGCAATTGCTCCTGCGCCACCAGAACGAGGCATTGGCGAACGCTGTCCAGCAGCTTGTCGTCATGCTGTCAACGCCTGGGCCTCAGGACGGTGTCCAGTAAGCGCAAACCTCCGAAGAAGCGGGTGCTCGTGGCTCATGCTCTCGAGCACCCGTTGTTTCGGCCCAAAACTATTCCCAACAAAAAGAAGGAGGCGAATAAAAAATTACCTAGGAGAGATGTCCGGCACGCGCCGGATGATGATACAAACAACGAGTAACCTATTAACGCAATCAAGGAGACGACCATGAGCGATCAAGCCCCTACTGTACCCGAGCACGACCTCCCAGGTGAGGGAGTGTTCAAGTCAACATACACTGGCAGCTCCACCGCTGTCGTCACCGGCGAGGCAGGCATCGAGTTCCTTCGTGACCGCGGCTTCTTCAGTGAAGAGGATTCTCACGGCCTCACTTTGTGGATTGGATGTGCGAGAGGTGTCTTTCGTCTGTTCCCGCGACCCCTGGAGCATTCCTCAATCAACCTTTTCCGGCGGAAATTTGTGAAGACGGGAAAGACAAGCTACCGGCTGAACGCAGGCCGTCCCGAGATGCACGGAGACACTCCCGAGCACGGCGAGAAAGCTTGGTGGCTGTCGAACCCAGTTGCCAGAGTTCTTGTCAACGAGATTGAGGGTCGTCCTCAAGTGCTGCTCGGCGCCCCGGATGACCAGTGGATGTGTACCGCTGGCGAGGTCGAGAAAGCGGTCGGTAAACTCGACGCGAATAGCATCGAGTTTGGCGACGAGGTTTCGCTGTGCTTTGTGTCGCCTGGGTACAATAAGATTTTCCAGACAACCGAGGAGCGTGCTCGTATTGCCCTAAAAATAGTCAAGGGCGAACTCGACGACCGCACACTTCGCGCGCTCAGCGCCTACTAACATGACAAAGTCGACACGTTGCCGGCGGGATCGTCGCGCAACGTGTCACTTCTGACATATTAAAGGACCAGCGATATGAAAGCATTTCTACTCAACGCACTAGTCCTCGGGCAATCCCTCTTCATGCTCGCCGTCTACACGTCGCCCTTCTGGGGTGGGTTCCTGTTCGCGCAATGGGTGTTCTCGTAAGAAAGGTGTTGACACTTTTTTAATAACTCGCTTATAATATGGGAACATCAAATAACGAAGTAACGGAGACGACCATGACGCAATTCAAACCTTCTGCCGCCCAGCAGGCCTACTTCGATTGGATCGACGGCTCAACCGGTTCGGTCATTCTTGAGGCCGTCGCGGGTTCGGGCAAGACGACCACCATCATCAACGGTCTGCCTTTGATGGCGAAGCCGGTCGAGACGGCTTATGGCATGTTGCCCGCTCGCATCCTCCTCCTCGCCTACAATAAGTCGATGGGCAAGGAACTGCAGCAACGTGCCGCGGGCGTCGAAGGCGTGAAGGCCGGAACGTTTCACTCGGCTGGTTCGTCTGCGTTGTGGTTCGCCTATGGCAAGTCGGGCAAGTACAAGCTCGAGTTGGTTGAGAAGAAAGTCATCATGATTGCGCAGGCAATCGCCGACGACAAGGCCCGCCCTGACCTCGAGGAGATCGTCCCGACGGTCGCCAAGGTCGTATCAATGGCGAAGAATCGCGGCATCGGCGCCTTGTCTTCGATCACGGACGATTCCGTCTGGATCGAGATGATTGAGCATTTTGGGATGGTCGATGAACTGCCCGAGAACACGAGCATGGAAGCCATCGTGAAATTCTCGCAGATCGTCCTTCGCCGCAGCAACGACGACCTCGACACCATCGACTTCGACGACATGGTGTACTTGCCGCTGCAGCGTCGCCTCAAGCTGTTCCAGAACGATTGGGTGCTCGTTGACGAGGCGCAGGACACCAACCCGACTCGTCGCGCCCTCGCGCAGCGGATGCTTAAGCCGGGCGGACGTCTCGTTGCCGTCGGCGACCCGCACCAGGCAATCTACGGCTTCACCGGCGCCGACAATGACGCCCTCGACCAGATCGCGCGTGACTTCGACGCGACCCGCCTACCCCTCACGATCACCTACCGGTGCCCGAAGGCCGTTGTCCGGGTTGCGCAAGAATACGTCTCTCACATTGTTGCCGGCGATACGGCGCCCGAAGGTTCGGTCGAGGAACTCGACTTCGCGGACATCGTTGACGCCGCCGCACCTGGCGACGCGATCCTGTGCCGGTACAATAAATACTTGGTCAACCTTTGCTTCAAGTTCATCCGCGGCGGCAAGCCTGCGAAGATCGAAGGCCGCGCGATTGGTGACGGCCTGGCGAAGCTGGCGAGCCGGTGGAAGGTCAAGAGCCTCGACGCGCTCACGACCCGCCTCGACTCCTACCTCGCCCGTGAAGTCAAGAAGGCGATTGCGGCAGGTAAGGAAGATCGCGCCGACCGCGTGACCGACCAGGTTGAGACCCTCTTCGTTCTGATCGACCGCGCCCGGGAGCAGGAAATCTTCGACGTGAAGGGCCTCAAGGAGATGATCCTGACTGTCTTCGACGACAAGGTAGCGGATAGCGGCAACATGATCACGCTGGCTTCCGTCCATAAGTCGAAGGGTGCTGAGTGGAACAAGGTCTTCCTGCTCGGTCGTCACGAATTGATGCCTTCGCCTTTCGCATCGCAGCCCTGGCAGCTCGCCCAGGAGATCAACCTGATCTACGTTGCCGTCACTCGCGCAAAAGAGACCCTGGTCGACGTGTTCGGCGTCAAAGAAGAGGAGGAGCAGAAAGATGGCTAGCATTATTGAAGCAGTCAAGCATGCTTTGGTGAGTCGCAACTACACCATCCATGGGGTGTCATACTCCTTCGATCATACCGACATAGGAGACGCTTTTGAGCGGCAGGAATCTACCATGTCGTTTATCACGCTTGGCGGTGATGTAGCGCCCGTGCCTAACGAATTGAGGGCCTTCGGTACCGACCCGATCTCAGGAAAGAACGTAGTCGCGGTACTGGTAGGCGCTAGCGGCATGATAGGTTCCTTCGCTGTCCAGTTTCAGCTAAATTTCGCGATAAAACTAGGGGAGCCGTACCGTGGCTGAGATATTCGACTTCCTAACGGGTAAACGTTACCAGAGCGACGCGGAGAGCGCGTCGTCTCTTGCGGAGGAGGGTTCAGCCCCCGTGATCATGCCTGAAGAGGTCGAACGTCGTCACGCTGAGGCGCTTCTGATTGCCCAGGCCGACAAGGAGAATGCCAGATGGGCCAAGAAAGTTAACGCTCGCCGGTGGTGGGTTTCATTGTTCCGCATATCTTTACTCCTCCTAGGAGTGGTCGCGGGACTCCTTCAATGGTGGTGGGTTTGCGCTGCCGCTTTTTGTATCATGCTGCTAGCGTACAAAGTAGCGAAATAACGGAGAAAGAATATGGCTGGTTCACTGAACAAAGTTATGCTGATCGGCAACCTCGGGAAGGATCCTGAGATTCGCGACACCCAGTCGGGCAAGAAGATGGCAACACTGTCCATCGCGACGTCCGAGACCTGGGGCAAGGGTTCCGACCGTCAGGAGAAGACGGAATGGCACCGCGTCGTGATCTTCAACGAGGGCCTGGCGAAGGTCGCCGAGTCGTACCTGCAGAAGGGTTCCAAGATTTACGTCGAGGGCACGTTGCAGACACGCAAGTGGACGAACCGCGACGGTCAGGACGTCTACACGACCGAGGTCGTCCTCGGCGCCTACGGCTCGACGTTGACCATGCTGTCCGGACGTGACGGCGGTGGGCATCGCGAGACGCCCCCGGACTATGAGTCGGACGACCAAGCCTCGGGCGGTGGTGGTTCAGGTTCAAGCGCGGACCTCGACGACGAGATCCCGTTCTAGGAGCCCGTCATGTTGATTGAAGCATTCGTCTGCCTCGCGCTCAACGTCTACTTCGAGGCCCGGAATCATACCGAGGCCGAGATGGTGAACGTTGCCCACGTTGTCCTCAACAGGGTTGCCGATGATCGGTTCCCGGACAACGTCTGCGCGGTGGTGAAGGAGGGCGGTGAGGTAAGACACCGCTGCCAATTCTCCTGGCACTGCGATGGCAAGTCGGACGTACCCTACGAGAAAGAAGCGTGGGACCTTGCGCAGCGCATAGCAGCCAAGGCCTTCGCGTCCGACGACACGACCAACGGGGCGTTGTTCTATCAAGCGACCTGGCTGAAACCTGACACCTGGTGGTCGTCGCTTCAATTGGTGCACACCGACAACGCGCACCGCTTCTACATTCCTCGGGAGCCTGCGTCATGAGGGCCCTCCGTTTCCTCCTGTTCATGGTCGCGGGTGCGGTGATTGCGTTCGTTCTCCTCACGCTCGCGGCCATGGGCGTCATCTTCACTGATGGCGAGGACGTGCTCAAAGCGTCGATCTCGACATGGGCACCCACGCACTATTTCTTCGCTGGGATCGCCTTCGCCGTCATCTATCCAGAAATCAAGCAAAGGATCAAGAAATGTCTAAATGGGTAATGTTCGATCTCGAGACGCTCGGCGTTGGGCCGCACTCGGTCGTCGTATCAATCGGCGCCGCGCGCTTCAACGAGGTAGACGAACCTCGCGACAAGATGGCATTGCTGCTCGACCTCGAAGAGCAAGACGGCCTCGGTCGCAAGATCGACCTCGGGACGGTCACTTGGTGGCTGAAACAAGACCAGAAGGCGCGGGACTGGAACTTCGACACGAACAATCGCTACCCGGTCGACGTTGCCCTGCGCGCCTTCACGACATTCTGCCAAGGCGCCGAATTGTTCTGGTGCCGCGGGACGACCTTCGACGTGGTCCTGCTCGAGGACCTGTTTAAACAGTACGGAATGAACGTGCCCTGGAAGTTCAATCAGGTGCGCGACGTCCGGTCGCTCGATGAACTCGACGACGGCGGCGACTCGTTGGTCGGCGTCGTTGCCCATAAGCCCTTGGATGACTGCCTCATGCAGATCGCTCAGGTTCAACGTGTCTTTGGGCAGCCGCCCAAGCCAGACCGACTGGTTCCTCGCCTGTTCGAGGAATCCGTCCAACCAGGAGACTGAAAATGGCGAGCCAGATCCCCGTCCAGCTAGGCCTGGTCATTCAGCAACACCTCAGGGCCGAACTCGAAGCAGCAGCGGAGCCTATCGTTCAGGCAGCCATTGCTGACTTCAAGGCTGAGGTCCGGCGCCGGGTCGCGACGACCGTCCTTGCCGCTGTAGAAGGCGGCTACTCGATGGAACGCATGGGCCCGGACATTCGCATAACGGTGAGGATGCCAAAATGACCGAGCAGTTCGATTGGTGGTACTCGAACAACGAGGAGTCCTACCAGGGCCCATGCGGGTCGCGCGAAGAAGCGATCTCGACGGGCTTCCACGAGTATGGCGGCGAGGGCTGGCTTTACATCGTCGAGGCGACCCAGGCCGTCCCGGGCACGGACATCTTCGACTTCGACCGCGTGCTCGAGGACTTCGAGGAACGCAACGAGGAATGCTGGGGCGAGGATGGTCAACCTATTTCCGGTATCGAGTTCAAGGACAAGCGGCAGCTCGAGAACATGCTGTCCTATACCTTGCGCAACTACCTTGAGCGCAATGGCGCCTTGCGGTCCTGGTCCTTCGGTCAGACGCGCAATGCGGAAACGATCAACATGGAGGCCGGCGGCTGGATCGAGTCGTTCTCCTTCCAGTCGATCATGATCTCCGCATTCCGGTACGCCCTCGGTCGGAAGACATACGTTGTGTCCGAGACGGTCGGTGTCCTGATTGATCAGTGGGACCGGCTCGGTCACGCCCAAGACATCATCCTGAAAGAAATCCAGGACGCAATCGACGCCGGGACCTCGGGCATGGAAATGGACGTGGTGCAGTGGATGAAAATCCAGGCGCACGCTGAGGAGGCGAAGAATGCTAAGTCGTAGATTATTCCTCAAAGGAGCGGCATCGGTTGGCGCCGTCGTCGCAACAGCCGCCATGCTGCCTCGTCAGGTTCTCGCGAAGTTCTACGGGACGGCTCGTGTCCATGGTCGCATTGTTGAGTGTGGCTCGATCACCGAGCGTTGCAACTGGCCTGGTTGGGATGGGACCGCTATTCGGTCGTCCTACAAGTACAGCGTCGACCATGTCCGATATTATTTTCCGGAGGGCGAGATCAAGCGAGTGTGGCTCGACGGCCAGGAGGTCTCGTTCAACCAGCAGGGTCAAAGTGTCCGGTTCTACCATCTTGCCTTAGACCCGTTCGGCAATCGCGTCCCGGTCGCCACGGCGGAAATCGTCGCATGAGGAAGGTTGACATATACGACGGCAAGTATACTTTCGTCATGACCGACGCCGGAACGATTGACCACGTCCTGCGACACGGCGAAGCGTGGCCTGCCGCAGATGACCTGACGGGCATGGGCGTTGTCCTTGCGCTCGTCCAAGAGGTCGAAGAGAACCGTCAAGAAATAACTCGTCTCGAGGAAGAATTGTGCGATTTGAGGATTGATGGATGACCGCGACCATATCAGCAGACGGCTTGTACCGGTACGACCTAGTCCGCTACAACGGCAACCACAACCTGACCACGCCTTGCGTCTTCATCATGCTGAACCCGAGCACGGCGGACGCATCGAAAGACGACGCGACCATCCGTCGGTGCCGCGGCTATGCGGAATCGTGGGGCTATGGAAAGATGGTCGTGCTCAATTTGTTCGCCTTTCGCGCGACGAAACCCGAGGACCTCAAGGCCGCGGAAGACCCTATCGGCCCATTGACAGACGACTTCCTGCGCCGGTACCTCGAGTATGCAGTCAAGTGGAAAGGCCCGTTGATCTGCGCCTGGGGCACCCATGGGACGTTCATGGATCGCAACAAGGAGGTGCTCAATATCATCCGCCTGATGGGCGGGACGCCAATGTGCTTGCGCACGACGAAGGACGGACATCCATCCCATCCTTTATATCTCCCGAAGAACCTCAAACCGTCGTTGTATGAGGGACCGAAGTTGCGCTATAGTAAGCGCATCAAATTGAAATAACGGACAAGCCAGATGCCTACCTCAATTGAACTCGCCAAGCGCATGATGGAGCTGGACAAGACCCTCAAGAAGGATCTCGTCTCACTCGTCATGAAGCAGGAAGCGTACTCGCGCGAACTGGAGGCGAAGCTCGACGAGGCCCACGACGAGTTGCGGGAGGAGCGTATCGCTCGCATGGCTGCTGACTCATGCTATCGCCTCACCAAGCTTTGGTGGAAGCAGGCACAGGAGAAGTACCATCGTGCAATGTGGGAATACCATTCGGCCATGATGAAACTTTCCAAGCAAGAGGTCGAGGCAGCAGACAAGGAGTCGAAAGGTGAGTGAAGCATCAGCATGGACGACTCTTCGCTCGCACCTCGTGGGCATGGACGGGCGCGTTCACATCCAACGGCTCGAGGACAAACTCACTGGCGGCATCCCGGACACGAATGTCTGCTGGAGTCGTGACACGCGACCTGGTATCGAATTCTGGTTGGAAGGAAAGTACGTTAAGGAATTGCCGAAGCGGCAGACGACCAAGGTCAAGGTTGACCTTCGCGCCGACCAGGCCCTATGGCTCGAGACACGTCAACGAGCGGGCGGCAAAGCCTTCGTCTGGATCCGCGTTGCGGATTACGGATGGCTCCTGTTCGACTCGCGCTTTCGCTCGCTTCAAGACGGCATCGTGCTGTCTGACTTCATCAACGAACCTGTCTACCCGACGTGCAAGGCGATGGTGCAGGCACTGAAGGTGTTCTTAATCTCGGAGCCTATTTAATAGTTTCTTAACCTTAACATGAAAGGATGCTGCCTTTGTAGATTTGGAGTAGTAGAATGGCAACCTTTCAACCCGTCACAGGACTTCTAGCACGATTAGGAGACGACCATCATGTCTACGGCGACCCCTACACAGCGACTTGCGTTATCGTTGCCCTTCCTGGGCAGCATGGCTGCTGCACCGTTGTGGGTCTTTCAGGAAAGATCAATGGTCGGCTTGTTCGCGGAATGATGCAACAGTTTATGAATGAGTATGGCTACCGAATAACGGAATGGGAGCGTTCCAAAAGCGGAGTCATGCTACCAAGGAGTTACAAATGATAGACCGTCCCGAACTGGAACGACTGCTCGAGGCAGCGAAGGGCCACGTCATGACGCCGCGCGAGATATGGCTTCAGCGGGTCTCGTTCGTCTACGGACAGTTGATGGAGGTGCCGAACGTCACGCGCGAGCACGTCGAGCAGGCAGCCGTTGACCAGTACGGACCTTGCCCGGCCCTCGATCCGACGGATGAGGACTACGACGACATGCTCCACGCGATGGGGCAACCCAAGCTGCCGATCTTTGACGAGGTGTACCGAAATTACTACTGCTGCGCCGCCGACTCCGATCAGTCGCGCAGGTTCGAGGCGCTCGGCTGCTGGGACTTCGTGCGCTACATCAACGAGCACCGAGGCGATCTCAAGGACGCGATCTACGAGGTCAACGGCATGGGGAAACAAGCCCTAGAAAGATGGATGAAGAAATGAACACTGACAAGGTACTCGACCTCGACTCATTGCGCGAACGTGGCGCACGTCCCCGCGTCCACGGCAACGGCTTCATTCAGCTTGACCTGACCGACCGGTTGCGCCTGCACGTATGGGGCGACCCGGACATCCCGCGTCAGACGACGCGCTCTCCTGTTCACGACCACGTCTTCTCGTTCACCAGCCACATAATCGTTGGGCGGATGGTCAACGTCGTCTACGATGCGTTCGAGAACGCTCACGGTGACTACCTCGTCCATACCCCTCGGATACGTCGAGGAGAAGACAGCATCCTCGTGCCTACGGAGGAGCGCGTGACGATCTTCCCACGTTCGGTCAACTTGATCGAGCAGGGAACGTCGAAGCGTCGGTACCCGATGCCCGCCTTCCACTATCACGAGACCCTGACCGACGGGCCCTCGGCAACAATCATCGAGAAGGACGGCCCGACACAAGCACAGGGCGCCGAGGCCCTCCCGCGCGTCCTCGTTCCTTTCGGCGTGGAGCCTGACAACGAGTTCGACCGCTACGATTGCGCGACACCCGACCAGCTGTGGACGATCATCGACCGCGTTCTGGCCCTCAGAAAGTCATAGACACGGACGACGCCATACGATAAAGTTAGCGGATCAATGAAGCAACGGAGACGATCATGACCAAGACCGCTTACCTCTTCGACGACACGCAGAAGAACCCAATCAAGGCGTGGGTTCACGGTGTGCCGGTTGCCCATAACGCAATCGAACAGGCCCGGGCAACGGCGTCGATGCCTTTCATCTATAAGCACGTCGCGCTGATGCCAGACGTCCACCTCGGTTATGGCGCGACGGTCGGCTCCGTGATCCCAACCCAAGGCGCGATCATCCCAGCAGCCGTCGGCGTGGACATTGGCTGCGGCATGATGGCTGTCCGGACGAACATCACCGCGAACGAATTGCCGGACAGCTTGGTTGGCATGCGGACGGCAATCGAGGCCGCAATCCCGCATGGGCGAACGAACAACGGCATGCCAGGCGACCGCGGCGCGTGGGGCAATGCTCCCGCGCACGTCGAGGCGTCGTTTGAGTCCCTGAGTCGTGGCATGCAGACGATCATGGAGAAGCATCCTAAGATCGTGCGCCTCGGTTCGGCCCTTCACCGAAGCCTGAACCATATGGGCACGCTCGGTACCGGCAATCATTTTGTCGAGGTGTGCCTTGACGAGTCGGACGAGGTGTGGATCATGCTGCACTCAGGCTCCCGCGGCATCGGTAACGCAATCGGCTCCTACTTCATCAACCTGGCGAAGGAGGACATGCGGAAGTGGTTCATCAACCTGCCCGAGGCCGACCTCGCCTACCTGCCCGAGGGCACTGAGCACTTCGACGACTACCGCACCGCGGTATCCTGGGCCCAGGCGTTCGCGCTCATGAACCGGGAGATCATGATGAAGGCCGCAACGAAAGCGGTCGCCTCGATCATGAAGCGAGACATTCGCACGAATGAGGTAGCGGTCAATTGCCATCATAACTACATCGACAAGGAGAACCACTTCGGACAGAACGTCTGGGTCACGCGCAAGGGAGCCGTCCGCGCTCGCAAAGGCGATCTCGGAATCATCCCAGGATCCATGGGCGCCCGGTCCTTCATCGTCGAAGGCCTCGGTGAGGCACAGTCATTCCATTCTTGTTCGCACGGTGCCGGACGTGTTATGTCCCGCACCCAGGCCCACAAGACGTTCTCGGTCGAGCAGCACATTGCAGCCACCGAGGGCGTCGAGTGCAAGAAGGACGACTCGGTCATTGACGAGACGCCCGCGGCCTACAAAGACATCGACGCGGTCATGGCAGCACAGTCAGACCTCGTCAAGGTAAAGCACACGTTGAAGCAAGTCGTCTGCGTGAAGGGATAGAATTGTGGGAAGGGCCGGACGTTGGATTCGGCGCGGCAACAAGGAATACTAGTTGACCGGTTGCTGGGGAGGTTCGACTCCTCCCCTTCCCAGGACGTTTAAACAGGGCGTAGCTCAGTCGGTAGAGTGCCGGGTTTGGAACCTGGAGGCCGTAGGTTCGAGTCCTACCGCCCTGACCAACAAAGGAAGTAGCATTGGGTCTCGTCTACGTCGCTTTTAATTTAGTCAATGGCAAGACCTACGTCGGGCAGACGTTAGGAACCCTTGACGCGCGGAAGTCGTGCCATAAGTCAGAAGCGCTCAACAACAAGACGGGAATGATATTCCACAAAGCGATCCGTAAGTACGGCTTCGACGCTTTCGAGTGGGAGGTGATCGTTGAGTATTCGCGGGACTTCATCCAACAGACCCACGTTGACTCTGATCCACGACTCGCATGCTTACCCAACGACGACAAGCAAGAAGTGATTTCCAAGTTCGAGGTTGCTTTGACAAACTCAGCCGAGAAGCTTGGCATCGAGACGCTGAACTCCCTCGCCGGAGGCAACGGTTACAATCTTTTCACCGGCGGCGACAATCGAAAGATGAGCAAGGAACAGCACGCGCGCCATATGGAAAAGGTTCAACGTGAGGACTACCTCGTTGCCCTTCGTGCAGGTGTCAAGGCGAGTTATGAAAGAGCCGGCCCTGAGCACAAGAAAGCTCGAGATGCTGCTATCGCGAAGGCGAATACCAAGCGGTCGGGTCTAAGGACGAAGGTTCACGGTATCGAATACGCGAGCCGGGGAGACGCGGCACGGGCCCTAGGAATATCGTCCGCCCTCCTAGGACACCGATTGAAGTCAGACCGCTATCCTGCCTATATCATGGTCGAAGAGGCATCGGAAGAGTACAAGGAAAACCTGCGCCGTCACGTTCGCAAGGCCTTAACACCCGAGAATCATGCCAAGCGAGTAGAAGGCATAAAACGTCACTGGAGCAATTTGAACGAAGAAGAATATGCTACTCGATGCGCCGCCGGTCGACGCATAAATCCAATTCTCAAAGGAGAAGGCAATGACTAAGAAGTTTCAGGAACCCATGACGAACAGCGACGGCAGCAAGCGCCTCGGCCTCACGTCGAAGGACAGCAACCCGAAGGACGGCGTGGGCGTCAAGAAGTGGCGGCAATTCTGCTGCGTCCCGTTCACCGTCGTTTGGGAACTCGGTGTCGCGATGCTCGAGGGCGCCATGAAGTACGGTCGCCATAACTATCGAGTGTCGGGCGTCCGCGCTTCCATTTACGTCGAGGCGGCGCGAGGTCATATCGACTGCTACTGGGAAGGCGAAGACACCGACCCGGACAGTGGGCTTCCGCATATCGTCAAGGCCATGGCATCACTCGCCGTCCTGCGCGATGCGCAAATCCAAGGCCGGTACGTCGATGACCGCCCGCCCAAGACGGACATCACCGAAATCTCGGAAAGGCTCCAAGGCATCGTGGATGAGCTGTTCGAGAAATATCCCGATCCCATCCCACCTTACGTCGAAGGAGATCAGTACACGGACGAGGAACGCGCCTGGAAGCTGTATTGCCAGGAGACGGCGGGAGACATGGACGTCAAAGACTTCTGGTCAGAATTAACGCCGAAGATTCAGAAACTCTATCTTGAAAAGGTAACCTAATGGACATGACGAAATATGCCAAGTTCGTGGAGATTGGCAACTTCACAGAGAGCCCGCGAGACGCGCGCTTCCTATCCGCGATGGGTCTGTCTGGGGAAACGGCTGAGGTCGCAGCGCTGACCGAGCAGATGATCACGGCTCACCTTGCCACAACGTCACTTGCCATCCGTGGCGGCAATGTCGCTGACATTCTCAAGAAGCATCTGCTTCATGGGAAATTTCTTGACAAGGAAGCCCTGGTCAAGGAACTCGGCGACGTTATGTGGTATGTCCAGCACACCTGCAACGTGTTCGGGATCGAGTTCGCGTCGGTCATCGACTCGAACGTCGCCAAATTGTGCGACCGATACCCCGACCGATATGGGAAGGCGGAGGACTACGGTGTCACGTCGCGTCCGGGATCGGGTGCCAGATGATACTCAAGGACTCAGAGCTGTTCTCGAAGGAGGACATTGCCAAGATCGAGGACATGAAGAACGCGGTATACGTCTGCGAGACCTGCCTCAGGAGTCGGGAGGGTGGCTGGGCGAACCAAGCGGTCGCGATCTTCTGGAACAAGGACGAGGCGAACGTGCCGCCTGGCGGTTCACGTTGGTTCGGAATGTTCTGGCGCGTCGAGGTATCGGGCCACCAGTCGCTCTTCATCACCAATGCTCAATCAGCCGTCGAGCATCCCATCACCGGCGTTATCGCCGAGAACGGAGACATCATCTATTCGAGGTACCGGCATGACTATCGAGTGTCACCAGATGGGACGGCTATGGTCGATGGTGGGCGCGATTATTTTCGGACGGGTCCCGTTGGAATCGGCACCA